TTAATCCGTCGGCCAAGAGACGGGACCATCATCGAAGCTATCGAACCATTCTCGGATCGCATCGGCCACAAGACCCGGATCACACGATGGGCCGCCGGGCACGCAGGCGCGGATAAAGGCCTCCACATCAAAACCCAGCTGCTCATCTTGGGTCGGAATGTAACGCATATTCATAAAGACTCCGGGAAGGTGGAGTCTTGTTTAACGGCCCCTGCTGAACGTTGCTTTACCCCTCCCTTTGCAGGGGAAGCTACTTGGGCCAAGCCTCCACCGTCTTTCGGTGGCGTGCCGCGCAGTCGCCCAGCTCACCCAGCACCGTCACCATCCAGTCCTGCCAAACGTCATAGTCAGCCACCTCTGGCGCGTCCGGCACCACGCATGGGGCAGCCAGCGCGCTATCGAGCGGCGGCGGCTTGCTTGGCTGCGTCGACAGCGCTGGAGAGGTTGCGCACGCGGACATCATCAGGGCGGCAATCCACAGGCAGAGGCTTCGCATTTTTCAGATCCTTCCGGATGGCGTCCATCTTGGCGCCGAGATCCGATTTGATAACCAGGTAGTCGTCAGCGCTCTGGCGGATCCTGACTCCCGCCTCCTTGAGATCGCTGAGCGCGGTGTTGGCGTCGGCAAGGTCGGCCTGGGCCCGCGCCGCGGTGAGCTCCGCAATCTCGGCGCCCTTGCGCCAGCCGTTGACGGTCCAGCCGGCGGCAAACAGGCCAGCGGCCAGCACCAGGGCGCCGGCCCCGCGCCATAGGATGGCCATCGGCGTCATGGCAGCCCCCTTTCACAAACACTGCGCTCAATCGCACGACGTTTGACCAAGCCGGGCAGAACCTTACCGCCTGCAGTCACCCATTGAGGCCGTCCGCTGTCACTCTCGTTCATCGCCCTGCAGGCCCCGCGGAAGTTCCCGGCGTTGAACCGCGCCGCCGTCGCGCTGCCGCAGTAGGCACCGGCGCCCACGTTGATCGCGAAGCTTACGGCCGCCCCCAGTTGCCATGGCCTTCCCTTCAGTCCCGGCGTGCAAGCGAGCACCGGCTCTGCATGCTCGATCAGATCATCGACCAGCAGCTTTTCGCATTCGGCCTCCGTGTATGGCCTGCCAAGCACGGCGGTCTTCGTGTGTCCCGAGCAAGCGGTGACAATGCCGATCGGGTCCCTGTACCCGCGCAGCACCTTGCCCTCAAGCTGCGGCGTGATGGCGAGCAGCCAAGCCGCCGTTGGCGCGCCGACCAGCGCGATCAATTTGGCCTTGCTCATTTGATTCCGCCTCCCTTGATGGCCGTCCACAAGCCAATGACCGCCGCCAGCGCGCCCGCGATGTAGCCGATTGGCTTCGCAGCCCGCCCAAGCCAAGCGATGACCTTGAATCCACCAGAGAGGGCATCGAACAGCTCGACCAGTCCCTGTGTGTTGGCTTCCGTCCGGCGCGTGCACTCGGTGTTCTCCGCCACGCTTTCCTTAAGGGCCTTCACCTCACCGACCAGCTGCTCGAACTCTTCCCGGCTGACATGGTTTGCGTTATCCGGCATGTATTCCCCGTCAAATGAAAAAGCCCGCACGCGGCGGGCACAAAAAAAGCCGCACGAAGCGGCTTGTGATCTGCATCACAGAAACTTATGGCTGTCGGACTACAGTCAGTGCGTTCGGGGTCCTCTCCTCGAGCTTTGCCCGAATGCCAGGCTTCCTTCCCCCCGGCTGCCTGGCTCTTTGTAGGCTAGTCGTGGTCGGCGTCAACACCAGCTCGCGAGATTACCTCTCCAATTCCTTGGTGACAATTCCAGCAGTTACCTATGGCGTGCCGTAATACCTCGCGCCGAAACTGCTCCCATGCAGACACGGCAGCAGGAATTGGAGCAACACGGACGTGAGAAAGAGCTTCCGAAACGCGAAGGCGATAAGGACGCCGAATGGTTGGATCGTCGAATGGCCCATCCGAGGTTACACCCTGGTATTTAATACCCCATACCCGACACAACAGGCCGCGCTTTCCGCAGTGCACCGGATGTTGTGGGACCACAGTTGTGAGGAGAACGGCTGCGAGCGCCAGCTCACACCGGCCAGCCCACCTCAATCTCGTCGCAAAGTGCCTTGACTTCCGCGACGCTTGTGCAACCGCGCACCGCGTCCTGCTTTCGCCCACACGTGCCCGCAATGCGGGCTTCAAGTTTGGACAAGGCCGCCGCTTTGGACAACACCTTCGCCACCAGCTCGACCAAGGGTATGTCTCGCACCTGCGCCTCCATCGCCAGATTCGGCGATCGGCTTGGGTCTTGTGTATCCTGATACGTGACCGCCTCCCAACGCTTGATGCCCCAAGATGCCATCTCTGCCGGGCTGTAGTTGGAAACCACTGCATCGCGCTTGCTCTTGGCCAGCGCTTCGATCGCCTCGATGGCGATGGCCTGCGCCGCCTCCAGTGAGCCAACCATGGCGATCGACCAAGTCTGGTAATAGGTACTGTCAACCAGCTTGAAGCCGGCATCCTGGACGGACTCGAGCAGTCCGACGGTGGGCTTTGCCATATCCATCGCCGGAGCAAAACCATACTCGGCCGCCAGCTCGCCCGGAATCACCACTGGAAACGAGATTCCCGCCGGCAGCTGTTGTCGAAGTTGGTGCTGATTAATGATTGGGCCGGCCGGTTGGCCGTTTTCAATCTTCACATAGTGCATGTCGTGTCCTCAAAGGTCCGCAGCGTTATTTGGATAGGAGCGCCCACCTCCCCACAGGATGCGCACAGCGCCCTTGCCACCGACACCGCCATCCGTGCTGCCGCTGCGACCTCCAGCGCCGCCCCCACCGTAGTTGCCGCCGTTCTTGCCGATGCCAGCGGATCCGCCGGACCCGCCTCCACCGGGCAAACCACTTGAATAGGTGCCGTTCGGCCCTTGGCCTCTCAAGGCGACGCCACCTCCCCCATCCCCGCCCCCGCCTCCGCCTCCGGCGCCGCCCCCGCCCGCCGTACCGCTGCCGCTACCCTGTCCGTCGCCGCCTGCACCTGTGTAGCCACCTGCGCCTCCGCCTCCACCACCGAACGAGTACGAGGCACTGCTGCCGCCGCTGTAGACCGTGGCCGAACTGAACGCTCCCGATTTAACGCTCGCCCGCCCCGCATACACGTAGAGATCGCCAGCACCGTTCGGCAGCGAGACGCGACTGTAGATCTGCGCCCCACTGGATGAAAATTGGACAATGATCTTTGTGCCTGGAGTAACAGGGATTTCGTTTGCCCAGCCAAAATCGCCACCTTTGCCTCCTGTCGCAGTCGAGCCGCCCCAATCACCCCCATTACCCCCAGGCGACACAGCTGCAACGCAAACATGCGTGACACCATCCGGGACGGTCCAGCTATAACCATCAAAGCCGCCCGTTGTGGTGGATTCGAAGACCACCTGGCTTGGCGCAGCTTCTTGCGCGCCACACATCATCAGCATCTTCGTACTCATGAGTTCTGCCCTGCCTTGAAGGCGCGCCAGGTTGCGCCACCATCACGTGTGCGCAGCACGAACACATCTGCCTTGCCGTTGGCTGCAGTGAGTGAAGGGGACGTGCCCCCCGGCCACTTCACGGTACCTGGCCACGCAATCGTGCGCGCAGTGCCATCTGCAACGAATTCCAGGTCCATGGCGTAACTCTTACCAGCCGCCGGCGGATTCGCGATTGTCAGCGTGGTGATGTTGGCGTTCAGCGAGACCGTGAACTGGTTGCCAGCGCTGCAGTCAAGCACCAGCGTCCCGCCGCTGATAGCCGGCGAGGTCGACGTCTCACTCATGCTCGTCAGCTGCTTCCCGGTCATCACCGACGGCAGTCGCGCATCATCCAGCGAGCCGCTGGTCAGGTTGCTCGCGTTCGCGGCAGCCGCCGCGTTGTCGGTGATCTGCCGCTGCAGTTTTCCCAGCGCCGCCAGCATTGTGTCGGTCGCCGCTATTGCAGCGTTGACCGCCGTCGACAGTCCGGTCAACACAGCGGCGCGCACGCGTGCGGCTGTGAAGTACTGGTTCATCGCCCCTTCGGGGACCGCATCTGTGCTGCCCGGACTCGCACTGATCTCGACGTAGGCGGATCCAGACCAGCGATAGGTCTTGTTCGTGTCCAGCGCAACATAGATTCTTCCGCTCTCACCGACGGCCGGAAATGCGGCTTGACTGGCGTACTCGAGGACATCATCCACGAAGCTTGGCAGCTGCGCCGCAGGCACCTTGCCGCCGCCATCAAGCGTTGCAACGCCACCGACTGCACCCTTCTCCGCGAGCGGGATCTTGCCGTCCAGCGCGGCCTGCAATCCACTCACCGCGCTGATCGGCTCCTCTCCGGTGTGATTTGCTCGATCCAGTAGGTGCGAATCCGCCGCGTTGGCCGTCGCCCCCGCGGCCACGCCATCGAGCTTGCCTTTGTCCGCCGCGGGCATCAGGCCAGCTGCAGCGGCAGTCGCCTCGGGCAGCGTGACGTCGCCACCGCCGTCCGGCGCAATGCCTTGAACCGACACCACTGACCCGGAGCCGTCGATCCCGCGCCGAGCGAATACCCGCCAGTTGACGGGATCCGCGGCCGGGTTCGTTGGCGTGGTACCTGCCACGATGCGCTCCCAGGTGGCACCGTCGTCTGTGGCGAGATCCCCGACGGCGTAGGCCGCCGCCGCCGCCCATGGGCCACGCGAGACCAGGCCTGGGACACCCTGTGCACCGCGCCCCCCGACCAGAGCGATGTTCCAGTCGGCATGCTCGACTGCGCCCACGAAGTACTCCACCGCCAGAGTCAGGCTCGTGCCGGCGTAGGCGGAGACCGGCCCTTCGACGAACACGGACCCGTCGTCGCTCGCCGCGCGCAGGCGCTGGCCAAGAGTCCAAGCCTTGCCCGCCTGGGTGGCGAACACCGCAGGGCCGGCACCTGGAACCAGCGGCGTCACCGAGGATCCCGCCAGTGCCGCCGCGTAGTTCTGCGCGGCGTCCCGCGCCGCCTCGGCTTGGCCCTTTGCCGCAACCGCATCACCCTTTGCCGCAACTGCCTGGTCGCGCGCGGTATCAGCATCTGCCCTCGCCTGCCCGGCATCCGTGGCTGCCTGGACCGCTTCGTCGCGCCTCGCCGCGGCCGTTTCCGCGCTGGCGGCCGCCTCATCCGCTTTGTCGCCAGCAGACGAGGCACTGGCGGCCGCTGCACCGGCTGCCTCATCGGCGGCCTGTGCACGCTGACCAGCCAGTTGGGCGGATTGGCCAGCAGCCAGTGCGGCATCCGCTGCGGCCTGCGCATCGAGCTCCACCTGTTCGCGCAACGCCTCTAGGGCAGCCGTGACGTCGCCCTGCGGGCCCCGAATATCCACAGCCTGCGCGATATGGGCCACCAGGCCCGCGGCGCCGACGTAGGCCCCGGATGACGGCTTGACGCCCTGCCCACCGGCCCAGTCAATCACGCGCATGACGCGGCGTGCGCCGTCGACGATCACCGCGATCACCGGGCTCCAACCCTTATCGCCGACGGCTCCGGCCGGCCCACTCTGGCCGGACAGGCTGATCGTCCAGTTGGAGAACGTCCCTGCGCCGGAGGTGGCAGCAACCAGGACCGACATATCGCCAGTCTCGGCGTCGTAGGCCGACACCTGACCATCCATCCACTGCGTGACGTCGCTCGTGCGTGTGATACGCACCGGCATGCCGACGGCAAACTGCTTGCTGGCCTGCGTAAGCAGTACCTTGGCGCCGGCGCCAATTGTCAGGACCGTGCCACTGGTGCCGGCAATTTGCTCCGTCACGCGATCCCAGAGCTGATTCAGCTTCTTGACCGCGTCCGGGCCTTTCTGCTTGGTATAGAACTCCGTAGCCATTACCAGCCCTCAATTTCCAGTTGCGACGCGAACAAGCCGAGCCGGGCATGCGTGAGCGCCGGCATTGCCTTGATGCGGCCATAGATCATGCAATCCTGCTCGGTCAGCACATCTTCGCTCTCCGGATAGATGCTGATGAAGAGCGGGCGATACAGCCCGCAGCCGCGCAGGATGTGCGCGAGGCGTGCACGGTCCTCAGGATCAAGCCACGTCATATCGAACGCGAGCGCACTATGTAGCGTGCCGCGGTCCACCACAGGATCACCCGAATCGGCGCGACTCACCTTGCTGGTGTCGATAACGCTGACGCGCGCGCTGCCCAGCTCCGCGTTGTGCTCCGGCTCCCAGTACTGGCCGACCACCAGCCGCGCCTGATCGATGTAGCCGGCCGGATTGTCGAGATCGATCACCTCGATCTCCACGCGGCGCGCAGCTACATGGTCGGCGAAATAAGCTGTCGCCTTCACGTCGCCTCCATACAGCGCGGCGTTGGAATTGAGCGGCATCTCCCAATCCCACATCCCCAGATCGGCGCCCGGCGCCGCATAGATCGTCCCGGTATCGGCCAGTAGCGATCCACCGACCTCCGCATCCCACGCGCGCATGCGGACCGTGGCTGTCTCACTGGCGTTGGAAGATGGCAGGGCCATCATCCCAACGGTCTCCAGGCTCGGCCAAGTCACCTTGTAGGTGACGCTCGTTCCGGTGCTCCGATGGACTTCCACCTTGCGATCCGTCAACAGGTTTGATGCCGGATAGCCGGCTGCCGTACTGCTCGCCGTTACCGTGCCTCGATCCACCGCGTTGTCGTGGATGACGCGCAGGTTAGGCATCCAGGCGCTCCAGCTTCAGGCCAAGCACGGCCAGCTTCGCATTTAGCGCAGCCAGCAACTCAGGCGTAATGTCCTCGGGCTCCGCGGGGAACTGGGAAGGGGCAGGCTGGCTGACCGCCTTCCCGTTCTGGTCAACCATGACGCTCGCCACAGTCATGATCGCTGCGGAGCCGTAGGCTGCCGGCTGGACCGGATTGTCAAGCTGAACGGTGAACTGCATCGGAATGCTGATACGTGGCATGTGGGCCTCCTAGCCGCATTTGTAGAAAAGCGGAACCAGCTTCACCTGGTCCGGATAGTCGAAGGTCACGCCAACCCGCGACTTCGCAAGCGTGTAATTCCTGAAAACGTCGTCTCCCTGACGCTGTGCGATGCCTGGCATGTCGCTCGAGCACAGCCAATCGCCTGCCTCGATGTCGCCATTTCGACCGCATGCGAGCACCTGGCCGTCACCGAGCGCGTTCATCACCACTAGGTCATAGCGCTCACATAGGTCATCCCACTCATCGACAAGAACAGGCGTTATTGTTTTATCCTCTCCCTCCCCTTCTTCCCGGTACTCCTTGATCAGCGCCGCCGGCACGCCATCCCGCAGCGGCCGCCTACTGACGAGCACGCCCGCACTGCGCGGGCTTCGAGCCGAGCTGCTCGGCTTGGTCGTCAGCAGTGTGTTGCCGAGATCGCGCGCTGCGATAAGCTCGTCATCATCAAGAACCATCCCAACATCCGCGGCGGTTTCCTTCGGGATCAAGGCCTCATGTCCAGCCGTGAATGGCCCATAGCCGGTGGAGCCTTGGAAGGTCTCAGCGTAGAAAGCGAAGCCCCCGTTTTGTCCCACAATGCCGGACGATTGAATGGTTCCGTTTTTTACGTTTCGGCGAATGCCTCGGATGGCGTGATTGTTCCCGTTGCTGCCAGACGCCTCCGCCCAAAAAGTGGCGCGGTTTGCCGCATCGCGGGAATTGAGAGTCATGTAGCTGCCGAGCAACTCCACGTTGTAGCCGACCTGGCACCGGAGGCCCTCACGCCCAGCCGCCGAGTTGTCTTGGTTGACTGGGTCTCCAACATAGAGACCTTTATCGAATACCGCGCTCACTTCGAACTTCGCATAGTTCGTGCGCAGGGCCACAGAACCCGGAATCGAAATATCGGTCGATCCGGTGAAGAAAGCACCGACGAAGCTCCCGCCCGTGAATGTCTTACCAGTGAAATCGCCACCGTTGATCTGGTTGGCGTTCAGGGTGCCCGCATAGACGACACCCACAGGTAACTGCCCCGATCCCAGTTGCGACAGAAGCACCGTGCCCGCGTAAATAACCCCGACCGGAAACGTCCCAGAGCCAAGCTGGTTTGCGTAAAGCGTATTGGCAAACGCGAGCAGACCAAGGTTGGTGACTTGGGTGGAGCCGTTCACCGTGTTCTGCAGCGCAAGCTGGCCAAGGCCCTGAACGCTGCCGCTCTGCACAGTCACGCCAACGGGGATTTGGCCCGGCCCGAGATTGGATGGTGGCACAGTGACGTTGCCTGGAATCGTGATTTGATTCACTCGCGTTGCCGCCCCCTGGATAGAAATATCGCGGTCATTGCGGATTGCTGCCATTACGCCAGTACCTCCACACGAACACGCCCATCAAGCCAATTCGAATCGAGCGCCGTCACCATGCCCACCTTCCCCGCCTCCATCCCAAAGCGATTGCCGAACAGGCGCACTGGCTGGCCGAGCTCAAGCGTGAGCATGTGCGGCAGGCAAACGACCTCGTAGATGTGGCGCGGCACCTTCCAAAGATCGCGACGGCGATTCGCCTCCGACTGCGCCTCACTGCCGATATTGAGCAGGGTGTCCTCCTCTTCCGGATCCCCCACCAGCTTCCAGTCGCCGATCGTTCCGGCATCCGTCGCAGTAGCAGTCAAGTATTCCTTGCCGTACAACTCCTTGTGCGCTTCGGGAATGCCCGTTTGCAAATTGCTCTGTACTGCCCAGTTCCGGCAGTACCCCAGCTTTACGGCACCGCGGACCAAGCTGCGTGCTTTGATGCTCAGGCTGAACTGCTCATAGTCGGATCGCTTGATGTCGCGCGGCGCACCGCTTGGCGGCAGTTCCACCTTGTGTATCCTCAATTGCGAAGCACGCGACATGGCGATTTGCGCGCCCACACTGGCGGCCAGGATGTTGCATGCCTCCAGCACGTTCACGCGATCTCGGCTGTACAGGCCGACGCATTGAGGATTGGCCGCATTGAACGCGGTGAGGTTTGCGAGATCAAGGTCGGCATTGAGAAAGCGCTCCGTTGCCTTGCCGAAGCCCGTCACTATGCGCTGGATGATCGGCCCAATGCGATCGGTGTACACGCCCCCGGACTTGTCCCCCTGCACCGAAAGCGTGATCGTGCCGCCGTTGGTTGGCGACTGGAGCAATCGCACCTTCCCAGTCCCCAACAAGGTAGACGAGAAGTTCACTGGCACGCCGTTATCCCGCGCCTCGTTAATCACCTCTGCCTGGCCGACATGGAAAGCGTAGTCATGCGTGGCCGCGGCGGTCAGCACAGGCTCGGCGTTGTGACACTCCCCGAAGCAGACGGGCAGCAGCGTGTCCTTATCGATGCCGGCGCCTCCGATCTTTACCTCCGATATTGGGGAATTAAGGCGCTGCAGCTTGTCCGTCACCGTCAGCGACAGCGCTTCCCTCCCGGACGGCTTGATGTCATCGATGATGCCGTTGAAGATCGGATAAAAGTCGGCGCGGGACCAGGTCGGGTCCCCCATGTACACCCGGATAACCCGATTTGCCCAGACGTAGCCTAGCCAACCATCCAACGCGCCGTCCCTGTTCTGCAGGATGAACGCGCCCGTCGCGAACCGCGCAGCGCCGGCGCTACTCCCCGGACCATCGAAGCCCAGCACATTGAGGGCCTCATTGAAGGTCACGCCGCCGGTAATGATCGGCCTGTAGTGGGTGTTGGCCGGCGCATCAGCCGCACCCGTATTGTAGGCGCGGTTGGTCATGTAGAAGGTGGTCTCGGTGACACCAACCCGCGCCACCGCTTCCACCAGTACCGTCCGGCGCCCATGGCTCGACTTCAGCCAGGTTTCGAACTCCGCTTGCGTCGTCATGATAGTGCTGGTCCCTTGCGGGTGCGATTCGTTTCAACGGCCAACTTGGCGCTGTCCTCGGAAGCGTTCGCCATGCGATCGCCTGCATCGCGCGTGGCACGGACCTGCTCAGCCGACTCCTGAGCCTGTTGGGTGCGCAGCATGTCGACCACACGCGTCAACTGATCGACCTTGCCAATCAGCGCCTTGAGCAGGCCATCACCCCGGCCGAACTGCGACCAGTCGATGGCGGAGAAGACACGGTTGTCCTGTGCCGTCATTACCCGCTCACCCGCGTGCAGGATTGCCCTGTACCCGTCAAACGGGACGCTGGCCAGTCCGTCAGCGTGGCTGCCATGAGCCTTCGCCCATTCCAGTTCGCTTCGGATGTCGGCAATGCTCTTCCCGCCTTGCATCTGCTCGGCGTAGAACCGCAGCCCTGCCGCGTCCGCATCGCGCCCCATCACGTCCTGGTACGCCTTCTTGATCTGCTCCTCGTACGCGCCCCAGGCGAAGTCGTTGATGCCCTGACCGCCCGGCGTAGAGAACTGCTGCGACCAGTAGTCGAGCCCCGATGCATCCGGAGTTCGGCCAAGAAGATCCTTGTAGAGTTGCGTCGCCAACTGCGCGCCGCCCGCCACCGTGTTGATTAGCGGCGCGAGTTGCGCAGCGATCTCTGCCGGTAGTCCTTGCAGCAGGCCCGGGACCGTCGACTGCAATCCCATCGCCTGCTCCAACGCCTGCAGTGCGCTTAGTTCTGCAGCCAGCTTGGCCGTCAGGTCGTTGTAGTTGGCGTCGGCCGCCGCCTCGATACCTTGCACAAACTGCTGCAGGCGCGTCAGCTCCTCCACCTGCTGCGCACTCAAGCCCGTCTGTTGCTGGGCAGCGTTCAACTGCTGCTGCGCCGTATCGGCCTGCTGGCGAGCGACCGCCAGCTGCTGCTGGGCCGCCGCCTCTTGGGCCGCGCCCTGACTTTCCAAGCCGGCACCGAGCGAATCCAGCGAGCCGGTCACGCTGTTGAAAATCTGCGTGTACTGCTCGCCGCTGGCATAGACCGTGCGCGCGAGATTCAGGTATTCACTCGCTGCTCCTTGGAGCTGCCCGATCGCGGTTTGGTCTCCGCCGCGCGCCTTCGCCAGCGTCGCCTCGTAGTTCGCCTGCGCCTGGCCCAGCTTCTCCATGTTGGTGAGCGGAGACAGGTCACCGGTGCGCAGGTCGCTAACGTAATCGCGCAACTGGCGACCAGCGTCGCGTAAGCTCTTCCCGGCGTTCATCAGCTCCTGCGCCGCGCTCTGCTGCTCTTGCGCTGCACTCAGGTCTGCCTGATAGCCAGATGTGTCGACCGGGGACTGTGCCTGCGTGATCAACCCCATCAACTCGCCCGCAAGGTCCAGCTTCTGCTGCGGCGAAATGCCGGATTGGAGCATTCCCCACAGTTGGTCCTTACGGCCAGCAGTACTGCCGCCCTGACCAAGAGCCTGCCCGATCTGCGACAGCATCGACCGGGCATTGCCCCGCAGCGTGAATGCCGCTTGCACTTCGGCCGACAGCGAAGCCACGCGCCCACGAAGATTCTCCAACGCCACCATCTGCTGTGCCATGAGATCTGAAAGCCCGGTGCCAAGCTGCTTACCTTGTGCCTGCATTTGCTGCAGGAAGTTCGACATCTGCTGCGCGAGCGCCATCAGCCCATCCTTGAGCCTCAGGCCGCTCGCAGTGCTGGTGTCGATGCTGTCGACGAGCTGGGTATAGGCGATCGCGCTCATCGGCAGCGCCTGGCCCAGCTTGGCAAACTCCGCACTGAGCTGATCCTGTAACCGGCCCAGCTGCTCCTCCGGGGACTTGAACAGACTGTAATAGCTGTCCGTCAATTCGCGCGTCCTGGCCGCAGCCTCCTCCGCCGCCGCCGCGGCCTGGGCTGCCGCTGCCTCAACCTCCAGGAAGGCCGGCGCGACCCGCACCAGCGCCTGGTATGCCTGTTCGCCGGCCTCGGTGTTCCGGTCGAGGCCTCGGGCATACTCGAGTAGTCCGTCGCGCGTGGTGATGCTGGACAGGCCGAGCTTGTCGAGCTCCTCACGCATCGAGTTAATGCGGTTCTCCTGCTTCTGCTGATCGGTCAACAAAATGTTCTCGAGATCGACAATCCCAGTGCGCACTTCCGTCACGGTGCCGTTTAGGCCGCGCATTGCGTCCTCGAGCTGCTTGTACGCAGGCGTCAACGCCATGAGCGCAACCGCGTGCTGGGCCTCGTTCTCGCGGGACAGGTCCTGCTGCTCGATCCACTCCCGAAGTTGCGCAGTGCTCTCTGGCATCGAGAAGCCCAGCGCGGCAAACTGGTCCCCCAACTGCTTGGCAGCGTAGGTAACCTTCTCCTGATCGGAGAATGCCGCGTCCATATAGGCCGACGCGATCGAGTTAAGGTTGTCCACCCCACCGGCCGCATTGACCAGAGCCTCACGCTTGCCTGCGCCACCGATGCCCCCGATACCGAAAGCGGTGTCGAGATTCTTTCCAAGCGCCTCCGCGACCAGATTGGTGGACTTGAAGATGTCGGTCAGGCGCAGGGCCGTCTGCACCAGGTTCTCGCCCTCCTTGCGGAACGCCGCAATGCCCGGAATCATGTTTTCCGCAAGCGCATCGCTCAGGTCGCCCCACGACTTCTTGCGGTTCTCCTCGCTCCGCCAGTCATTGCGGATCGAGTAGTCGAACATGCCCAAGCGGCTATCCATCTCCCAACGATTGGAGACGGAATTGAGCCCCTTGAGGATGTCGACCATCCCAAAGAACTCCGTCTGGATGGCGGCCATCTCCTTGTCGCCGAACGGCTTCGACTCGCTGCTGTACCGATCGCTGCGGAACCATCCCCCCTTCTGCTTGAAGTCGGCGTACTGACCTCCGCTGAAGCCGGCACCAGTGAAGCGGCCCTCGATACCAGCGCTCTGCACTTCCTTCGGACCCATGCCAAAGGCACGGTTGACAACGCCACCAATGGCGCCACCAATCACACCGCCTATTAGCGTGCCCAAGCCTGGGACAATGGAGCCGATAGCGGCACCAATGGCCGCGCCGCCGCCAGACGCCCATGCCTGTGTGCCGCCAATTGCCGAGTATTGACCCGAGATCAATGAGCCCACGCCGTACCCTGCAGCGGTTCCACCCAAGAAGTTCAGGCCCGACGAAAGCGCTGCAACACCCGGCGTCGCGCCCGCAGTGCCTGCGCCCTTGAGCGCAATGAGGTTGCCCAGCACGTCGCCGCCCGCCATTTCCGCGATTGGAGTTGCTATAGCGCCCGGCAAGCTCACTGCACCAGCTTGCAGCGCCGAGTAGACGCTACGCCCTGCACTGAGCAAATTGACGCCGCTGCTGACGGCGCCCAGGCCACCACCACCGGTGGCGCTCGTGCCACCCAGACCGAGCATGCTCAGACCGGACTGCACTAGGCCAGCCACCGGTTGCATAATGGCCGAGATTACTGGTCGCAACACGAGCGTGTTGAACATGTTCTTGAGGGTATCTCGGAAATTCTCCGCGAAGCCCTTGCCGGACTCGAACCCACGCAGTAGCGCATCGGTCAGGGACCTGTTGATGTCGTCGCTCGCCCTCTTCCAATCGTCGGCAGCCTGCGTGGCCTGATCAGCGATTGCCTGTCGCCCTGCGTTTGCCTCCCTTTGGTTGGCGATGGCCTCTAGTAGCTCCGCCTCTTCGCGCAGGCTTTCGATATACGAGGCGGAAGTGCTAGTCCGCTCCGCCTCAGCCAGTTGCTGACGCTTGACGGCCGCCGCGTCGCGCAGGCGTGCGGCTTCCAGCCGCTCGGTTTGCTCCTTCGTCAGCCCAATGGCCTCGTACTCAAGCTTGAGCGCGTTCAGCTGTTGCTGCAGCTGGTCGACGCTCGCCGTACTCGCGTTGTAGCGTTCATCCTCGACGCGCTTAAGCTCCGCGCGCGCAATGGCCTCCAGCTCCAGCGTACGGAGCAGGTCGATCCGCTGGCGGATCTCCGACTCATGCAGCTTGATGCTTTTGTCTTTGCCGCCCGCCAGGTCGGCCTCAAGCTTGATGATCGTCTTCTGGGCTGCGCTCAGCTTGTCGGTACCGGCCGCTTGCTCACGAAGCGATGCAATCTCTTCGTCTGCGGACTTCAGATAGCTGTCAGCAAGGGTATTGCGCTCGGCGCGCACCTTGTTGCCGGCTTTCGTCTTCTTGGTGAAGTCCTCTTCGATTTTCGCGAGGCCCGTCTTGTGCTTCGCTTCGATCTCGACCAGCTTCACGGCGTCGCCACTGGCGCTATTCAGCGCGGCTTGGTATGCGGCCTCCTCTTTGGCGATAGCTGCGCGCTTCTTGTCCGCATCCGTCATGCGGTTCGTGTCTTTGACGTAGGAGTCAGACACAACGCCGCGCGTCGCCGCAATCTTCTGATCAAGCGGCTGTATGGCCGCTGTTGTTTGTTGCAGCTCATTGCGCCAGCCGGCTACCGCCTTTGCCCGGTCCTCAGCGGTGGCGGTGGTGTACGCACCGATGCCCTTTTCAGCTTCATTGAGCATCTTGAGGGCGAAGCGTTGCTTGTCAACGAGCCCTGTCTGCTCCTTCAGTACCGCGTTGTACTTCTCGTACGGGTCCAGCTCCAGCTTCTTGCCGAGCGCCTTGTTGACTTCATCCAGCGTGCCAACGAGGCGACCCACATCGTTTGAGATGCTGACCACGGCTTGCGACATTGCGTTGGCCGTGTTGTTGGCCATCTTTACGCCCGCAGCCTCCGCCTCCTGCGCACCATTGGTGAAGTACTTATAGGCCGTAACCGCGCCGCCGATTGCCAACGTCAGACCACCAATCATCAGCCCTACCGGACCCATGGCCATGACGGCCCCCCGCGCTGCCGCGCCAACACCCGCGAGCAGCGGCACCAAGCCGCCAGCAGCCGCAGCCGATCTTGAAAGCCACGCCACCAGACCTACGCCGACCAGCGTGCTCACGCCGCTCACAACGGCTGGCAGGTTGTTGCCGATTGCCAGGATTGCATCGGCCAGCATCTTGGACGCGCCGGTCGCATCATCGACATTGCCGACGAACTCGAGGAACTTGTTGTTGAGCACTTCGAGTGCCTGACTGACAGTCGCGTCCATTTTGCCGAACGCCTGATCGACGGCCCCGGCCTGGCTTTCCAATGCCGTGATGAGACCTTGCGCCGTGAGCTTGCCCTCCTCGCCCAGCTTCTTCAGCTGCCCGACGGTGACACCGAATCCCTTGGCGATGGCCTGCGCAAGCGCCGGCGCCTGCTCCAGAACCGAATTCAGTTCCTCGCCGCGGAGCGTGCCGGCCGCGAATGCCTGGCCCAGTTGCACCAGAGCAGCCTGCGCACCTTGCGCGCTCGTGCCGCTCACCACCATGGCCTTGGAGATCGTGGAGACCACCCCCGACATACGCTCGCCAGAGAGGCCCAGCTGCTCCTGATTCATGGCCAGGCGCTGATACAGCTCTGCGGTACCGGCGAGGCTTTGACGCGTCTCATTGGCGATGCTGATCACGCTGCGCTGTGCTTGCGCGAACTCGGCGGAGCCGTTCGTGACCAGCTTGAGCCGGTTATTCAGGTTCGTCCATTCATCAGCCGCACCAATCAGCTTCTGTACGGTCACCGCCGCCATGAGCGCGCGCACGTAACCGCCGATGCCAGCAGTCAGACCGGGAAGCGTGCTCTGCTGCTGCTTCATAGCGCTGACCTGCTCTTGCAGCGCCTTCACGCTCTCGCGCATCCGCGCAGTCTCGGCGGCCGAAGCATTGGCCTTCTGGAGCGCCGCCGCTGCGGCGTCCTTGGCCATCTTGATCTGCAGCGAGCTCTGCGCGTTGAGCGTGGCGAGTGCCTTCTCCATTTCGCGCGCGGCAGCCACCTGGGCCTTGGTGGCTGCCGTGTTTCCATCGGTAGCGCGACGCAGCATCTCCAGCTGGCGCTGGGCGCTCGCGCTTTCCGTGCTCACGCTACCCAACTGGCGCGACACGTCCTGCGACACTCGGCGGAAGCCGCCGAACTGCCGGTCAACTTCCGCCGCGGCGCTGCCCACCTTCCGCATGCCGGTGCTGCCGCGCGTGCCGGCCTGATCCAAGGCGTCCGCAGCCTTGTCACCGGCCTTTGCGACAGCGTCAAGCGAGCGCGTCCCCCGCTCGACGTCGGTCGTATCAAGCTTCAGGCCCAGTGCGGCAATATCAAGGGACATCGGTCTTTACCTTCGGTTTGTTCTCAAGCGCCACTTGGTCTAGCGCCTGGATGAGGTCGAGTTCCCACTGGGCCGGATGCTCTCGGCGCAGCAGGAAATAGCTGCGTATTTCTTCGAAGGAGGTTGGATTCGGACCGAAGCCGCTGCTCTGCCGCTGGCGGTGCAGTGCCTTGAACCAGTCCCAGACGTGCTGGGCGCCGTCCGGAAATTCTGGCCCGACTAGCTGGGGAGGCCGTTTGCCTGTCTGGCTTTCGACGGCCTCCAGGTGCGCCCGCAGAGGCTGGCCATCCTTCTGCGGGGTCGCGAGTGCGAACTCGTGTCGCGCAAAGTCGATCAGCTCTTGCGCGAGCTCGGCATAAAATTTCCCGCTTCAGCCGATTGGTCCAGCACTTGACGGCGCGCGCTCGGGTACTTGCGGAACAGCCTTTCGGCGTTCTCCGGCGTGCATTCCTCCTTCATGCCCTCCCAGCTCGCTAGCCTGACGACGCAGGACTTGATGAGGAATTCCTCATCGTCCTCGATCATGTCGACCGGTAGATCCTTCCCCTTCTTGGCCGCCATCGCAGCCCGGGTGCGGCGCTTGTTCAGGTTGTCACGGATGAACTTCTGCACTCGCTCCGACTGATCGCCGTACACCGAAAACTTGACGCCGGTGGGCTTGTCATCCGCGCCCAGCAGATCGAATGTAAAGGGAATCTCGCTCGCCTTCACGACGTCCAGGTCGTCGATGCTGATCAGGTTCTGTTCTGCCGTTTTCATGTGAAGCTCCATAGAAAAAAGAGCCCGCCGACACATGCCGGCGGGTAACGCCCTAGGGTGGAGCGAAGCTGCTCCGGGGGTAAGTAAATGCGCCCCTTCTGCGCGGGGCTCTGGATCAGACCAGGGTGGTGTCCTGGATCACGATTGTGGTCTTCTCGGTGGCCTCAGCCGCACCGCCGTGGACGTTCAGCAGCGCGGTGAACGGGATGGTCTGGACGATGCCGCCGGTTTCCTTGTCGTCCTTCGATGCGCCGCCCAGCTTGATGCGCGGCAGCTTGAACATCATCGACTCGCCGGGGTCGCCATCGAGGCGGAACACCAAGGAGGTCTCTTCCTCGTTGACGAACTTGGTGTATAGGTCGTTGTTCTCGAAGTACGCTGTCATCTGGCCCGAGACGCGGACGCGGCCGGCGAAGACGTCCGGCGTGGTCGGCGAACCGATGACCTCGCCCGTCTCCATCCCTCCTTCGATCGTGAAATTGAGACCAGTCACGACAGCGATGCTGGCACCGCCGGCGTACAGCGCGCCACGAGTGCCGGCCAAGATGCTGGTGTCAGTGGCCGGGCTCGGTGCCACGAAATAGGCTACATCGTCAGTCTCGACGTCCTTGCCCATCAGGGTCACTTCGACGGTCGCCATGCCGTTCGGCGGGAAATTCAGCGCGACGGAGCCGATTCGAACGCCGAGAGCAAGCTCACTGGCCAGAATATCGCTGTACCACTGCTCGATCGCGAAGCTGTCGTTGGTGTGCCCGCTCAATGGCACGGCGAGCTTCTTGCCCGCGACAGCAACGGTCACGTTGGCGCCCTCCGCCTCGGTAACCAACTCTTTATCGAGGGACAGATCGGTTGCCGTCACGCCCAGCACCACCGCCTGGCCGTTGTTCGACAAGGTGGCGAAGCCCGACACCGTCACCAGGTCACCGATCTTGAATCCCTCGGTCAGCCAGGACCCGGCCGACTTGACCAGTCTGTTGCCGGCGTCCGCTGCGGCAATGTCGGCGCCCGTATAAGTCTCGCCCGCCACCCACGCTGCGCGCAGGGCCGCAGCAAAGATCAGTTCGAAAGTCTCGGGCGACAGCTCGCCCGACAGCGTGCCGTTGACCGCCTTCGTGCCCAGGCGCATGTCCGCCGTTTGGTAGTCGGTGCGGATCTCGTTCGACTCGAACGTCGGGCGCTCCAGGTTGATTTCCGCCGTCACCCGGCGCATGTACCGGCCGGTATTCGCCGCGGGCTTAACGCCCCAGGCGGCTTCCTTACTGATGACGACCTTTTTCGCTACGCCGCTTGCAATGGTCATGATGTGTGCTCCAAACGAAAAAGCCCGCGTTCAGCGGGCCAAGGATGAAAAAACCCCGCTGGCGCGGGGCGGGGTCAGGTGAAGATGTCTGCCGAGTACTGGATCGACACGTGGATACACCAGCGATCGCCGTCCGGCACACCGGAGGAGATAGCAGGCGTCCGCTCAACACGCGTCGATATGCCGCCCTCAGGGATCAGAAGGCCACGCGGAAAGTAGTTTCGGACCGCCTCAGCGCGTGTCTGTGCCGCAGCCGGCCCGGTTCCTTGCGGGTAGTAGAGAGAGACCTGGAAGACGCCCACTTCTCGGTAGAAACCATCGCCCATCGTCGGATTGGCCGGTGTGGCAGGTAGCAGGTGCACCCTTTGGTATGGGGCCCCAGGCGTCGGGGTGAATGGCACATTCTCAGGCGCCAGGGGCAGTACTGGCGCCATTGCAAGGAGGTGTTTTTCCAAGGCGCGGCGGATCAAAGAGAGGCTCATTGCTTCAATTCCCCGACATGCTTGGTCAGATACTGGTCGAACTCAGCGATAGTGACGCGCACCATGCCCTGAGGCGACTTCGAACTCCAGCCGTACTCGAGGCGCTGGGCATAGGGCAAGAAGTTGACGATGTAGAGCACTCCGCCGGGCTTGAATTCCGCTATGCCAGCCTTCCCGCGCGCCAGCATCTGCTGACCGGTCGGGTCAGTCTCCTCAGTCGTCTGCTGGCTAATGCTCTCCTGCACGAACCAGTTGCCAAGGAATCGGCCCGTATCGACGGGCGATCGCATCTGGATTGACTGGAGGAGGTCTTCGGCGACTTCGCGGATGACCTTCTCTTGGTTGTCCTTGGCGCGCTGGACAAAGGCGGCAAGCTTGCGGCGGAAGTCGTCGTTGGCAGGCATGAAAAAAGCCGCCAATATGGCGGCCTCTCTTGCTTATGAGCTAGTCACAGGTCGGTGACTAGCTCAAGAAATTTGGCTGATAAAGTGTTTGCAAGATTCCGAGCGAACTGCATCGCATCGCCCTCATCTGGCGCTGCTATGTCCCAGTCCCAATCGAGCTCTTGCGTAGCATTTAAGCTCACTAAGCCGCGGTCGTTGAAAAGCAATCCATGCATCCGCACCATCTCGGTGGTGCCATCGAGCTTGCGGTCACGGCGAAACAGGTCAAGCACCCCAAACAGATTGTTGGCGTCTCGCTTGATACCAAAACGGCCCCAGACTTTCCCAAAGGGTGTTTGAAACACCAAATCCCTTTGAGAATGACCGATATCGATCTCCTGTAGCTCGACAAAGTGAGTTTGGACTCCATTTGCGAGCCGCTCTTGCAAATTGTGCGCAAGGGTGTTTGCCACGACGAGCAACCGTGATGTTTCCGCTGCTCGCCTCTGCGCCTCGCGCAGTTGTGCACCGCTGAATGGACTTGCCACTTCCGACTCCCGTTGTGGAAAGCGACAAATCTACCACGTTGGCATGTACTACCTCCGAAGTTGCAACTCATAGAGCACCGGCGTGCCGGCCGGGTTCACCGCCTTGACGTTCTGGACCTGCCACACGTCGGCGCCGTCGACCAGCTTGTCGCCGGTGGCAGGCAGTGGCATGCCCGTCGGCGACAGCAAGCACTGCTTGTCGCCGACCTCAATCAGCGTGCTGGGGATCCACGTCTGGCCGGAGCCCACCGACTCGTAGTCGAATAGCGCGCCGGTGCCCGGATATTCCACGGGAGCCTCCGGCACCGTGCCGCTGTCCGGATCATAGTCACCCGTAACCACCCGGCGCAGCGTCAGCGGCTTTCCGAACTCTGCCAGCAGCTCTTGCGCTAGCGCCGCCATCTCCTCGTAGAAGGTACTCATGCGTCCCACCATTCCGCTTTTCGCATGCGCTTGGTCATGCCGTGCTCGAAGATTAGGCTGGTGCCGTAGTCGTGGCAGACCAGGCGACCGTCATAGACGCCATAGTTCGTGCGTTTGAAATCGCACAGGAAGACCGGCATCTTGTCCGGATATTCGATAGCAGGCGTGGTACGCGCCATCACCAGCACGCCGCCGTTCGGGCTGATCCAGCGGCATGGTGCGAACCACTTCTCGATGTCGGTGCCTTGCACGCGCTGCCAGATCTCCCACTCAATCACGTTCTGGAACCGGCCAGCGTCCTCCTCGACCTTCACCACGCAATCCGGCAAAACGCGGCTAGAGAAAACAGATCTGCTCATGCCGTAGCCGATGCGGTCGGCACACAGCAGATTAAAGGCGTCCCGATGGATAAAGGCGTTGTCGCTCATGCGCGGACCAAACGAATCTGCCCGCCTCCACCCGCCACCAGCTGGCGCAGAAGCGAATCGACGTAGGCATACCGCTTCTGACCGCCATTGCGCTCGGCTGGAGCGAACTTTCGAGTGATCGGCCCTACCGTCTGCTCGACCACCTGCTGCGGTGATATGTCCGGCGAAAGTTCGCCGGTCCTCGTCTTCAGGGCGAGCTCGCACACCGCGTCTTTGACGCGCTGCGGGACCACATCGGGGTCGACCGGGTATCCATCCGTCCTAACGTCATACCTCGGCCAAGCGAGCGCCTGGCCAGCGGAAGCCCGTACTCCCTTCCACGAGTACTCCGCGTCGACGTAGCCGGTAGCCCGCACCAGGGCCGATTCCTTATCGTCCGCTGCCACACCAGCCCATGCCGTATTGCCGCGCTTGCTGTGATAGGCGTCCGCCTCGGCCACCGACACGTAGCTGTCGGCTGTCGGGCTGCCAGTGGTAGTGTCGATTGCCATGGATCAGGATTGCGGCTTGTTGGCGGCGTCCAGCAGGGCCTGCAGGTCTGCCTTTTTCGCCTTCGGATCGAAATTGATGCCCTTCGCAGTCAAGGCAATACGGATCTCTTCGATGCCGAGCTTGCCATCGCCGTTCGTATCGGCTGGCTTGTCGCCATGGATCGCCCCAAGGCCTTGGCCGTCGATCTGCACCCCAGCAGCGCTGCCGTCCGGACGCTGGCCACCCTCAGGCGCGATTGCGCTTGCAGCCGCGATGGCGGAAGCGATCTCTTCGGCAGTGCTGCGCGGCGCGTAGCCATGCGGTGGATACTCTGTGGGCGGGTAGCCGGCCGCAATGAACTCAGCAATGGTAGGCCCATCCGCCCACAACCCTTCCGCATTCCGGAGCGGAGGGTTCTCGTAGCCTTCTGGCTTGAAGACAGCGTCCACAACCTGCACTCCCATGGCGCGCAGCTCGGCCTTGCGTTGAGGCGACACCGGATGCGGCTCGTACCAAATCTCTCGGATATTCATATGCTCTCTCCATGAGGCGGTGAGGCCGAAGCCCCACCACCACAGCGATTTACGGCTTACTTCGAGGCGTCGCCGATGGTAATGACGCCGGCGGTGTGTTTGATGCTGGAAGCGGTTTGGTCCCAGTTGGCGCCGGTCGCCAGCTTCGCATCGGTAGGCGACTTGCCGCCGTTTGCTTCATCCCAGGTGTAGCCCTTCAGGCCAAGGCCGAAGGTGTAGTCCACCTGCATCGTGGTCTCGATCCGCTCCTTGCCGTTCGAGGTCTCGATGTTGCTGATGACGTCCGAGCCATCGGAGACGGTCGCCGCACCTTCAGCCAGGGACAGCACCCGCAGCTTTGCAGGTACGGCCGGCGGGCCGACCACCGCCGGAGTCGACAGCGCGGGCGAGTCGGTCACCACCACCGGCTTACCCAGGATGTCGACCACGCGCACGTTTTGCGCCTGGAACAGATGCTGGGCGTTGGCCAGGTTGGCACCGATCAGCTTGTGGAAGGTGACGCCGTTCATGATCTGCGCCACCAGATTGCCGCTGTGGTCACCGAACTTGCCGTGCGCCTCGTTCATGGCAACGTAGCTGATGCCGTTTGCGGCAGACACGTCGTTGACGGCGTCAACGTTGTTGCTGATCGCAGCCACCAGCGCCATGATCGCCGTGTTCAGCTGGTCGGCCAGCATCGCCTCGGCGAAGTTGCGGGACGCCACCTCGATGCCTTCGGCAGTCGGCTTGTTCAGCCAGGTAAGCTGTGAGGGCTCAAAGCGAATCGGACCGAAGCCGCCTGCGACCTTGACCGAGCTGTGCTTCAGCTGGGTCAGATCGGTGGGCGCTGCATTGCCATTGGCGGCATAGCGATCGACGCGACGCTGTGCAGAGTGGATGGCCGCGAAGAACGACTCCTGCAGGAAGTCGCCTTCGAAGCCTTCGGTGGTCAGCCGAATGGCGCCATTGCTGGCCTGGTTGAACTTGTCCACCATTTGCGCCAGCGTCTCGATGATCGCCGGCATGATGTACTTGTTGAACACCTGCATTTGAGAGAGGGACATTGCTTAGCCTTTCGAAAGTTCAGGGAATCGACTGGCAATGGCGGCGGTGCGCTCTTCCCGCGTTCCGCCGAGATTGCCCTTGAGTTGGTTGTTTCCGCCAGCGCCCGGGCCGCCGCCCGCCCCACCGCCAGACGCACCCGTGCCCTTCAGGATCTGCTCCTTGTAGGGGTATTGGTCGACCAGGGTTTCGAGGGCCTCATCGAAGTCGGCCAAGTCACCGGGCCGAGCGCGCGAGAAGATCTTGTTGCCGGCCTGGTCATAGGCCACGATCTTCCCGTCCTCGACCTTGAACGCCGATCCGAACCGGGCTTGCACCAGGTCTGCCGGGATGGCGAACTTTTCCGAGATGAGCTTGGAGCGGGTGAAACTGCCGCCGATCTTTTCGGCGTAGAGGTCCCCAGTCACATTGTCGAGCGCCTGCTTCGTGCGCGCCAATTCCTCAGCGTGCGCCTTGCTGGCGGCGGCGACTTGCTCTTGGGCGGCCTTCTGCGCCGCGGCCTTGATCTCTTCGACCTTGCCGGCGGCGATCAGCTTGCCTTCATCGATGTTCTTGATGGTCTCCAGCGCCTTCCGGGCTGCTTCGCCATCCTCGATTCCATCGAACGCCTTGAGCTTGGTCTCGGCTGCTTCCTTGGCCTCGCGGTGACTGCGGGCCTCGGCATTCAGCGCGGTGATCTTTGACACGGCTGAGGGGGCGTCGAATGCCACCTCCTTGCCGTCGTCGTGGATGTACACCGGCTTGCCGTCCTGGAGAACTACGTTGCCTTGTTCGTCGAGCTTCAGTTTCATGGTTGCTGTTTCCTTGGCTATCCAGCCTCAGTGCGGTTGCCGATTCCTCGGCGTTGCGCCCGGCGGCATCCACCGCTCGGGCAATGAAAAAGCGCCCGCAGACCGAAGCCCGCGGGCGCTGGAATAAATCGGTAGAGTCGAGATGTGACGCGGTGGCGTTAGGTTCTGCATATCAGTAGCCGCCCCTTTCGTTTGGCGGTGCCTCATTAGCCGAACCGTGGCTCCGTTTTCACATCCCGCTCATCGAACCGGACGTGCGCTACTAACGCATCCGGCTCTCGGACAGAACATCATGCCTTCGCCCACGGAAGGTTCTGCGGAAGCTTTGGCAGGCGGATGAGTCCAAGCTGCTGGTAGAGATACTCATCGGGGTAGCGCGCTACTCCCCCACTGCGCTGCTTGTGCTTCTTGCACAACCATCGGCGGAGCCGGTTTGTGGTGTACTTGTCGAGGAACCGATAGGCAGGAGTGACCGGGCCGAGGCTAAAGTAGTTGGCCCATCCGCCAAGTTTCTGATTCAGACGCTTCACCATTTCCCCGGCATCCATCCATGCCATGTTTCGGCCTGTCTGGATACGCACCGTTTCAGTCATGCGCTTTATGCTCTTTCGCGACGGTCGAGCGGCGATGTACGGCCGCCGAGTCTTGACCGAGTAGCGCCGACCAAAGGTGTACCCCAGGAAGTCGAACTCGCCATCCGGAAGGCGGCAAATCCGGGTCTTTTCTTCGTTCACCGTAAGCTTAAGCAGGCCCATCATCTGCCGCATGGCGGCGAGCGCCTTCTGGGCATTGCTGCCCTTACAGCAGATGACCAGATCGTCGGCATAATTGACGATCCGAGCACCAAGCCGCTGTTCCAAGCCAGCCTTCTTCCACCCCAAGATAAATCGTCGCATGTACAGATTGGACAGTAGGGGTGAGATCGGCGAGCCCTGCGGAATGCCCCGCTTGGTATCCCGATTGGACGTCGTGCGCTTCTTGCGACCTCGCTCATCCTCCTCTTCCACCGGGGCATCCAGCCAGAGCTTCACCAGATGCAGAACACGCCTATCAACAACCCGGCGTGCTACCGATTTCATGAGTTCGACGTGCGGGATCGTGTCGAAGTACCCGGACAGGTCGGCGTCCACAACATCCTTGTGGCCACTGGCCAGTAGCCCGTGTACCTCGCGCACAGCGCTTTGTGCACTCCGGTTTTGTCGGTAGGCATGCTGTTCTGGCGGCAGATCGGCCTCGAAGATTGGCTCCAAGACCAGCATCGCCGCCGTCTGACACACCCTTTCCGCCAGTCGCGGAATGCCAAGCGGCCTGAGTTTGCCGTTCGGCTTTGGAATATAGACCCTTCTTACCGCTTCCGGACGATACGTTCCATCCCGAAGCTGCTGCGCCAATTCCCCAAGCCATCGCTCCTGCCCATACTGCTCAACATCATCGAACGTCAGGCCGTCTACACCCGGTGCCCCCTTGTTGGCGCGGCAACACGCATAGGCGTGCCTTAGCACGTCCATTCGATAGATCTTGTCGTACAAGGCATAGAAGCGAAACTCGGGTTCTTCCTTCGCTTTCGCATGTAACGCCGTCCGTAGTCCCTGAACGCTAATCGGAGTTGCTAGGTTTCCCAATCTCCTGTCCTTTCCCACTTTCAACGTTGGTTCTGAACTGAGGCCCCTTTCCTCCACTGGCATTACCCAGCTTCCTCGGTAATACGGGCCTCTCCGCCACCCCTATGCGCCCGGCCTGTCCGTCACCGGCTTCCGGTTGGTCGTTGCGCTCGACCACGCACGGGGCTTCCCGTGTTGCATCGGTTTCCCTCTTGTATGCATGCTGTCGCCACTACCCCGGCGGAACCGCGGGGTGCATGTTTCGCTCTCTTCCCCCACGGTGGCAGCCTTCCCCGATATTCCGACGGGTCGGCTTCCGCATTGCGTCTTTCGAGGCCTGCTCAGCGTTCACTCACGTTACGGCCTGCATACTCGCCAAGTCACTTACATGACCCTCTACATCGAAGGCTTCAGCCGCTTCGTTACCTCCACGACTGCTCCGATTGCTACCGGCTGGAGCGAGAGTTGCCGGGCGGGATTCGCACCCGCTGAGAAACCGTGCCTTTGCACGGCGCACGGAATATTTCGTCGTGCTATTTGTCGTTCTGGCCGCCGGATTGCGGCAAGGGGGCAAGCTCTGCCGTGATGCGCAGTTCAACCAGATCGACGGGTCGCGCCGTCGCTGATGATCGTGATTCGCTCACTCATACTTCTTCCTCAGTTGATCGAGGGTCATCGGCCGCCCCCTCTGGTCAAGCAACTGGGACAGGGAAATCTTGCCATCTCTCCACATAGTGGCCCGCCCCGGGCCGAGCATTTCATCCTGGAACGCCACCCCCTTCTTCTCCAGAAACCTCTCGAAGGTGATGTTTGCGTCGACGTAGCCGTCAATGCTGGCGCGCACCGACGGCTTGAACCGCGGGATGTCAGTCCCAGAGTATTGCTCCGGAAACTTCGGCAGGATCCGGCTGCGGCAACGAAAGTGCCGCGGGCAGCCGTTGTTAAACGGTAGTTTGTGGCCGACCGGCTTGAAGTCCTTGTCCCACTCCTTGCCGCTGTAGGCCATGCAGATGTCCGATGTCCTGCCGTCAAGGGTCGAGAGTTGGAACCAGCCGACCAGCAGGTCAGGGTTCGCCTCGTACACCCTCATGCTCGCCCGCTGCGTGACCGTCTGCGCCGCGGTGATCACTAGCGCCTCAGCGTCGCGGCGGCTGATCTCCAGAATGCCCGAAATCCCAAGCCGTTTCGACCCAGCAATGCGCCGCACGATCTCCGCGTTTGTCTCGCTCTGGGCTATCCCGAGGCGCATCTGTTTGGTAACGCGGAATGCCGTGTCGCCGGACTGCTTGTCCAGCCAGTCTGACAACAGCGCCCCCTGGAACGAGCCGGCATCCACTAGGGCATTGAGTACTGCGGTAGGCGGCGCGGCCTTCAGCAGGTCCACGCCGACGGATCCGTTCAGGCTGGTCATCGCCCACTTTGCCTCTTGGCCAGCCAGATCCTTTAGATCGTCCCGCAGCTGCTCACCGAGCTCTGCGTAGCGGCCGGACACAAGCTCCTGAATCTCGTTGACGATCCGTTGCAGGCGGTCCCTGCGGAAATCGGTGAGTTGCCCCTCGCGGTCAAGCTTCCGATTGACGTCGTCGACCACGTTGGACAGCAGCTGAGCGACAAGGTCAAACTCTCGGGCGAAGACGCGGTTGAGGTGGAGCTGCCGCTCGATCGACAGCAGCGATATCAGAATCGATAGATCGCCCATAGCTATGCCGCCTCAGGCGCCGCACCAGGCCTTGGTTTTCCGATCCGCTGCTGCTCGTCGCCCCACCTCAGGTCGGGCCGTATCATGCCGCGGCGCTGGAACTCCTCAAACAAGGTCTCATCGGACAGCGTGCCGGCCACGTTCATCTTCTGCAGCAGGTCGGCAGAAGCCTCGGCCAATGTCGCAGCACCGAAGTCCTTGTAGACGGTGACGTGGCCGCCCTCCTTCTCGCCCACCCAATCCGCCATGAGTTGCAGGGCCGCATCAATGGCATCCTCAAGGTCGCCGGCAATTCGCTGCAGCGCGCAGGATCCCTGCTCGTTGTCGGCCACCGTCTGCGCCTCAGTGACGTTGCCGGGCTTGATGACCAGAAGTTCGGCACCGGCTTGGCGCATCTGGTCTTCCAAATCCAGCAGCGACTTTCGCCCGGCCTCGATGGCGTCGCCCTTGTGCTCGACGAACTTCATGTCGGCTTCGGGCGATTGAGCTTTCACCGCAGTATTGGCGCCAACCGTGATCTCGACCTCGTCGCCTAGCATCTTGGTGAACAGGATCGGCACCCGGGCGACGTGCAGGATGGTCTGCTGGTCGCTCTTGGACTGCCAGTGCTCGACGTTCATGAATGCGAGATCCAACAGCGGCGGCACCCCAATCATGAAGGCCTTGCGCTTACCGTAGACGGGAACAAGCGGGATCATCTTCAGAGTGGTGGTGCCCTCATCGTGCAGCGTCCAGTCGTCCTTCCCATCGACCTTTCGGTGTATTTCCCACCGCCCGGGGTACAGCACCCTGACCTGCTCGATCGCCTTCTCGCCGAAGTCACCATCTTCCTCGACTGCGGTCTCTAGAAAGCGGAACTGCGTCAGCGTCCAAACGCCATTCACACGCTTGCATCGCCAGCCCAGCATGTCATCCAGACGGATGTGCACGAAGTACGGTCGCACGCCGGCCTGCTGCTCGTCTGCCTGCGTTCGCAAGCCTTTGGTCGTCGGGTAATCGATCAGGATTCCGCAGAAGCCTGGGCCCAGCGCCTCCTCACACAAGGTCGCTGCAAAGGTGTGCAGGTTGCGCCCTTGCAGGTCGATGTCTTCGCACCAGGCCTTAAGCCTAGCAGGCACGTCATCGCTGAGCGTCAGCGGCTTGGAGAACGGCTTGCCTGCAAGGACCTCAACCGTACGGTTGTACGCTGGGAACAGCGTGGCGACAGCGAGCCGCGCGGCATAGCTTTCACTCTGTTCGTTCGGCCATTGCGGAAGATAGTCTTTCCCGGCTGCCCGCATGGCGGCCGTGCCGCCGAGCAACGCCCGGATGAGCGGCAGCGGCTTGTGCATCGCCTTCACTACAGCGGAGAGGGCTCGTACGTCTTTTGCCATGGTGTGGTCGGGTTATGCGCGAAGCAAAGTCACCTTCGCCGTGCGCTTGACGATCGGCCAGAGCTTGACCAGCGGGTAGCCACCAGCGTCGTTCACGTGGTCGTGGCCGCCCGATTTGTCCGGCTCGCCGTTCTTGTCGTAAGGCTGCTGCTCGAGCGCCTCCGTGTAGACCGGGCACAGGTGCGTGTTCACCTTGAACCGGCGCTCGCCCTGGTCGTTCAGGATCAGGGCGTTCACCGAGTTGAGCCGGTCCTTGACGGCCGGGTTAGTCGGGTTGACCTCGATCTGGAAGCCCGCGGCCCTCAGGATCGACAGGTCGGACTCGGACGCGTTCTTACTGCTGGTGTTCTGGCCACTGGCATCCGGGTACACCTTAATGTGGTGCCCCTTGTCCTTGAAGCGCTCCTTGAGCAGCTTGGCCATGGCCGGGGTATCCCGGACCTCGGTCAACTCGCCCACCGCGCGTGGCTCACCCTTTCGCACCACGAGGATCACCGCGGCCATCTTCAGCACGTTGAAGTCCATGCCGACGTGCAATGGCTCACCCGGCTCCATCACCTCGTCGGTGTGGTTCAACCGGCGGTCAAAGTTCGGGTAGACCGAGCCGCTGGTCAGGTTCACGAACATGCCGCGCAGGTAAGCGGCGATCAGCTGCGGCGGGTAACTGGCACGCAGCGAATCGATGTAGTCGTCCGGCAGGTTCTTGGCGTTCTGGTACGTGCTCGCCTGCACCAGGCCGTACAAGCTGGCCAGCTCGGGCTTTTCCCGGGCCGCCTTGACGAACTGCTCGTAGACGAACTTGAAACCCTCGGGCGTCGTCGTGACATCGATGCCGTTCAGCAGGCCCGGCGCCACCTGGCGCATCCGCGCGATGATCTTGCGCCAGGCAGTCTGCGCCTCGATCTTGCGCATGACGTCGAGCTCGTCGACCAGCGCCTTGCCGATCTTGAAACCCACGATCTTGCCCGGGTCGTCCATCGACCGGCAGATGATCGTCGTCCGGTACCGGCGCCCGCTGTAGAGGTGCACCTCCTTGTTGGAGGCATTCACCTTCGCCACCAACCCCCAGTCGTGGGCCACCTCCTCGATGGTCGGGAAGAAGATGTCCCGGATCTGGCCGTAGGTCGGCGCGAAGTAGCCGGCGTTGATGCGCGGAAACTCCCAGGCGTGCTTGCACAGCCCAGCGCCCCCCACCCACGTCTTGCCGGAGCCGAAGCCGGCCACGAACGCCTTGAACTTGTGCGGCAGAGCCAAGAACTGCGCCTGTGGCACGTTCAGGGAAGGCATCAGGCGTCGCTCTCAGGCTCGGGCCGGCTGGCGTCCTGCACGGTGACCGTGACCATCACCGGCGGCGGCACGTCATCCGCGTCCTTCGGATCGGTCTTGTCACGCCACTTGGCGGGCTGGCGGTTCTTCAGCCAGATGAACGCGGCCGCGGTGTCCGGCGGGTAGTACTTCCGGATCTTGGTCTTCCGGATCTTGCCGCCCACCACCCGGATATCGATGTCGTCGTGCTCGAAGCCACAGGCGCGCTGGTACAGCCGGTCCGCAACATTTGCATCCGCCAGCTGCTTGCCTTGTTTTTGGGCGAGCAGAAACTCCGGGAAGTCCGCCCCCCACTTGCGCAGAGTGGCGGTGCTGACGCCAAAGAAATCGGCCAGCTCTTGGTTTGTGGCACCCAACAGGGTGAGCTTTCGGACCTGCTCGGCAAACTCCGGCTGGTACTTGGATGGTCGTGCCATTGGCGCGGTCCCTCAGGGAATGACGCCTCAGGCATCGACTCTGCGGATTGAAATGTGCGGTCCCGCACAAAGAATCATCGAATTTCTTGGTTGATTCTGCGAATTCACGGTATTTCCAGTCACCAAACACAGGAGACCGTCATGTCCACACCCAACCCCCAAACCACCGCTGTCCAGTTGGCCAGCACGCCGACCCGGATGCCACACGGCACGCTCTGCACGGTCGCCCAGATCCTCTCGGAGCTTCGGCCAGACACTTGGCTAACCATCGACCTGTCCGTGCGCCAGCAGATCGGCATCGAGTTTCGCAAGGCGATCGAGCGCGGAGTTCAGCCGCCCGAATCGAGCTGGCGCCGGGTCGGCAAGAACGAGCGCGGCCAGACCGTCTACGAGGTGATCCGCCGCAGTAAGGCCGGCTTGTCCGGGAGGGATGCCGTGGTCGGTCAGCAGTGAGAGATGCCCGGGCTTTGCGTCAGCTCAGCCCACTCTTCGACGGTGGTCATAGGCGACACAGCAGCAGACAAGCGGCCGACACTGAGCTGGAACTCGCCAAGCGTGCCGACTGCAATGACGTCAGCCGTCAGACGCAAGCCGTCTAGCGTGCCTGTCGTGATCTGGTCCGCGTTCACCTGGTCCTGGTACTGGCGTTTCATCCGCGTTTCCTATGGCATCAGCCGTGGTTTTTCGGCCAGCACGCTCGAACCCAGACGCCCCACAACAGGAAGCAAATCACTGGCAGGAACATGTCTGACCTCAGAATGAAAAAACCCCGCGCCGGCCTACCCGGGCGGGGCGGAATCGGGCGGGATGCCCGAGGAGACAGCCGGATCGGCCAACCTCCAATAACTTATTTGTGTTGACAAAACTTATACTTATCTTATAATTCAACACATGAACACGATCACCTGGTCCATGAAAGCAACCCGCCAACTGCGAAAGATCGCTGATAAGGCTAAGCGCCAAGCGATCTATGCAGAAGCCCAGCAACTGGCGCACTGGCCGAACTGCCCCGGCAACATCAAAAGCCTGAAGAGCCGCGACGACTACAGGCTCCGCGTTGGCGACTACCGGGTGATCTTCGAGATCGACCAGACTGGAAACCCGCTGATCGTGACCATCACGCAAGTGGAGAAGCGCAATGAACGCACGTACTGACATTCAACTGATCAACGGGCCGGATGGGAAGCCGGCCTTTGTGGTCATTCCCTACGCCGATTACTTGGCCATGGAAAAGAAGGCGGAGCCGACCATCCCTAATGAGGTCGTGGGCCTGATGATCGATCACGACTACACGCCGGCTCGAGCATGGCGAGAACACCTCCGTCTCACGCAGACGGAAGTGGCAGAGAGACTAGGTATCAGCCAATCCGCCTATGCCCAGCAAGAGAGCAGCACGAAGCTGCGCAAGTCCTCGCTGGAGAAGATAGCAGCCGCACTGGGGATCAGCGTGGCGCAGCTCGACGTCTGAGGCCTCGCATCGGGATTCCCGCCGGGCGGGACCGAGTCTTCCCTCGGGGATGACGACCGGCTGCGCCTGGAACCTGCCTCCGTCCGCGATACTCCGGAGCGCGGGATTTACCCCACCGGCCGCCATGCGTGAGGGAGCCGGGCTTCCACCGGCACCGCACCGGCCAACCGCTCCGGCGCTCGTCGCGCATCCTTTTACGCCGGCCAAACGGCCAGCGCTGCGCGCCACGGTTCGCTGCCTACCTCATCGCGGGACTGCGCCACGGAAGAAGTGCGCGCCCATATTTCCGCCTGGGCGCCCCAGTGAGGATCCGGGATGATTCGGCGGTCCGCAAAGAGGGATTGCGCGTAGGTCATCTGGCTACGTCGCGCCGCCAAGGCGCTGACTCGCCAGTTCGTGGTATGCCGGCTCGATCTCGCAGCCGATCCAGTGAAGTCCAGCCTCCTGCGCCGCAAGTAAGAACGTGCCGGACCCTGCGAAGGGGTCGCACACCACGCCACCGGCTGGCGTCAGGCGGACGATGTCGCGCGCCAAACCGGAAGGTTTCTCGGTCATGTGCCGCTTGGGGTGCGGCAGCCGCTCCGAGAACACCCCGGGCAAGCAAACTCCGATATCGGTCTTCACGGCGCCCTTCGTTGCCCACACCATGAACTCGGCTTGCTGGGAGAAGCCACCCATACGTGGCCGCGCACGGCCCGGGGTCTTATCCCAAACCGCCACGCCGCGCCAGATGAATCCCGCGCCCTGGACCGCATCCGTCAAACTCGGAAGCTGGCGCCAGTCCGAAAAGCAGACCAGGTTGCCGCCGTCCTTAGCCACGCGGAATGCTTCCGACAACCAGGTCATGCACCAGAAGGTCCAGGACCGTTGGTCCTTGTTGTCATGGCCGAACTCGACGTACTTCGTCTTGACGTCGCCGCCGACATACTTCTGGCCAGGGGCCTGCGCCCGGGCACCGGAATGTAGGCCACCCGACGAATATGGCGGATCGGTAAAGAACAGATCCACCGACAGCTCAGGTAGCGTCCGAAGGATCTCCACAGCGTTCTCGCGATGAAGGGTGTTCAGCGTGCTCGGTGCCGTCATGGCCGCGATCTCCGTCTAGCGGAGCTCGCTGGCTCTCTGGTGCGGAGCTCGCGGCCCTCAGGTCGTTCATCGTCCGACAGCGCGGACACTTGATGGACAGGTGCGTGTACGCGCCCATCGCCAATTTGCGGTGGCAGTTACCGCAACGGATCTCCTGCATGGGGGTTAGATTCCTGCGCTGTGCTAGGATGCCCTCGCCTGTCGACAGGTGGCGCGGCCCTGGCCAAACTTGCAGGTTTACGCTGCTGGTGCGGGCCGCGGTTGGGTGTTAGCGCACCCACCGCGGCGCCGCGTCTTTCGCCCCGCTGGCAGCTCCAAAACGCAAAAAGCCCGCACTAGGCGGGCTTCGGGGACAACTGCTGCGAGTCTGGGCAAATACTATGCCAACTGTCCCAGAAACTCAAGCTGCTTGTAAGGATTCGTCCTCGATCACGCCGTGGGCACGGAAATTGGCGGTCAGCGTCTCGTCGGCCCGCTCCTCCAGAGCGCGCAGATGGGCGGTCAGCACCTTGTTCGCCCGCTCGTAGGTGCTCTTGCTCCCGCCGCACTCGGCCGCGATCTGCCGGAACGAGAAATCCTGATCTGCCCTCTCCTTCCCGGCGTACCGGCGCCAGACCAGCGCCAACATGGCCATGTCGTTGCCCACGCCAATCAAGCTCTGGTAGTAGCCGGCCAAGCCACGTACACCGGAAGCTCGCTCGGCCTGGTAGGCATAGCGCGCCCAAATGACATTGCGTTCGGGCTCCGGCAGCCGGTCGCGCACCGCCGCCGTGATCATGCTGCACTGGGCCCGGATCTCGTCCGGGGACAGGCCGCCGAAGTTGACGGTGCCGCTACCGGCAGTGCCGCGCAGCTGATCCAGCCACACCTGCTGCTGGTGGGTCAGGTCATCCAGATCCTCCAGCATGCGAACCAGCATGTTGCGGAACGGTGCCCCTTGCCGCGGCGGCATGCTGAGCACCAAATACGACACGTGCAGCGCCTGCGCGGTGTTCCTGAAAATCGCCTGAGTCATTGGGTCACCTCCGGTACTTCGCGGCCGAACTTCAGCATCACGTAGCAGCGCATTGCTGCCACAAGCGGGCTGTCTTTGTCGTGCCCGAACGCTCGCTTGCCGTCGACTCCAGCGTGCCAGGTGCAGGCAGACCAGAATCCAGAAGGCCCCCAACCTGCATTCGGTCCACCGTAACGATGCACAGCCCCGGTCGGCGGACCGATTTGGATGTTGTTAGCCTGGATGATCGGGCCGGCCTCATGCCAGGCAACGGTGGGCGAGAACAAGTGGAAATCAAAATCGGGGTGGAACCTCGACTCGCATTTACCATCCCGCATGCTGATCTCTCGATCGCCGAGTGCCTTGGCCACCCAGTAGTCAAGCAAGCCTTCCTGCAGTTCAGATACCTTCATTGGCTTTTTCCCCGTTGTTGTAGCTTTGGCAACGCTTGCCGTGATTCCTTCGCTTGCCGCCCGGCAGCAGCTTCTGGTCACGCCCTTTCCCATTTCTGCAATTTCGGGGTCCGCACCGCCTTTTCGATTGACCACCCGCGCTTGAGTCTGCTCTTGAGTAGCCCGACGGAGTGTCCGCATTCAACGGCCACATCCCAAAGCGGCCGAAGCATCCCAGCGAGAACCACGCGGGATGTGTCCCTTCTGTTCTTGTTCTGTTCCGCGACAGTCGCCCATCGACAATTCCCGGGCTCGTAGTTGCCATTGTTATCAATGCGCTCAATCGTTCGTTTTGGCGGCGGTTCGCCCATGTCTGCCAGGAAACTCTCAAACACCATCCACCGCTCACAGACCTTGATTCCGCGACCGCCATAGTCTGCATAGGCATGATGGTTCGCGTTCTGACATCGACTCTTCATGCCGCCCCAAATCCGATAAACCCGCGTGAGGTGCATCCCGTGTCGAACACGGTTTCGCCGAACCTTGCTCAGTTCGTCGCGCAAGCAACCACATGACTTGGTCATGCCAGAGCGCACGTTGTACGCGTCAAACTGACCTCTAAAGCCGCAGGCGCAGTTACATAAGAACCTGCGGCGCCCCTGCGAGTCCCGCTCCACGTTAAGGTCAAGAACCGTCAGACGCCCGAACACGTCCCCCACATTGGTTTCCGACAGTCTCTTCGGCATAGTGTTTGCACCGTCTGCCATAGTATTTCCCCTTCTTGCAAATGCTCTTGCCAAAAACCATGTCGACATGAACGCAGCCCTTGCACCCCATCGACTCAGTCCGTTCGTAGACCTCGGCGGGGTCACGGAATTTCCAGCTTGGAAGGGTCAAGATTCGCCCTCCCGGCGCTGCTGACGGCGACGCTCGTCAATCTGCTTGTTGACCGCTGACCTCCCGAATCCGTCCGTCGGCGCGATGCCCTCGCCGCAGTGCGGGCAGGTCGGCACCATGGTGCGGCTGCGCCATGCTCGCTCGACTTCCTGGGCGGCTCGGAGATGGATGGTCTTGCCCTCCACGTCTGCCTGCCGGCGCTCTCGACTCTGCAGCTTCGCCATGGCGCGCCCGTAGTTCTCCGACAACAGCTTCAGCGCCCAGAAGGCGGACACCTGAATGCCGCAGTCATCGCACTTCACGATGTCGCCGTCCTCGTCCATTGTGAGGTTCATGTGCTGACATTCGCCGCTCCGCCCCACATAGGAGCGGCTGCGCTGGGTCAGCCGCATTTCTTCGATCTGGATGACGTTGCTCACGCAGCCCTCGCGATAGCCGGCAGTGGCTTGTCGACTTCGTCCAGCGACTGGCTCACCTGCTTCAGCAGCCGCCGCAGGCGCTGGACCTCTGCGTCCTGTTCCAGGCGAAGCGCAGCCGAGCGCGCGGCACCGGCGATCTCGAAAGTCCGGGCGTCCGGCTCCAGTCCCAACGCCTCGGCAAGCTCGCGTCTGGCCGAATCGATGGTTGCAGCGTCGCGGTCGGCGTCCTTCCGGGCCCGCTCCATCAACTCGCGGTACTTGGTGTCGGCGGCCTTGGCGCCCTCTTCCAGTGCCGCTGTGGCCTGCTCATAGCGGTACCGGGCGGACCGACGGTCATGCAACAGCTCGGAGACCTCTTTTCCGAGCCGCACTTCGAGTTCGGCAATCAGGCGGTACTCGTCGCGGCGCGTCGGCAGGCTCAGCTCCACCAGCCGGCTCACGCCGTCCATCAGCAGCTTCAGCCACGCGTCCAGCGGCAGGTTATCGACGGCGCGTAGTGTCGGCGCCTTTACGGTGCGCCATCCGGTGTCGTTGCGGACCATCAGCCCGCACCCGCTGGGAATGTCATCCTTGCCGATCAGACCGGTCGGCACTGCGAAGGTGACAGCCGAGGCGTAGCGAAGGTAGCTCTGCCACTTTCCCGCCGTCACGTCGCGGCGGAAGTCCGATGTGGAGATCTTGACCTCGTAGGCCAGCGGCGTGAATCGGCTGAAGCTGAAGGCCAGACTGTAGGCATCGGGCCGCGGGGAGCCAACAGGCCCCAGCTGCATGTTGGTCCAGACCATGCGCTGGGTCTTCTCGCGCAGGTACTGGGCCAGATCCTCCTGCAGAGCGTCATGCGTCCACTTCATGGCATCACCCCCGCGCGCTGCTGCGCCTCCCGCGCCTTCTCACAGGCCTTGCAGCGCGGGTAGTTGCCCGGCAGGTGAAGCTGGGCCGGAGACGACCACACGCGCCCGCAAAGCGAACGCTTGTCTGGCGTACTATTCATCTCCAGAAACCAATGCGCCTTATTGCCGCCGAATAGCTGCAGCGCCCACTGCGGAAAGCCACGGCCGTGAGTCGCCTCGCCGCTATAGAACCCTTCCCGGACCTTGCCGTCAGGCCACAACACCGGTTGCATTTCGCCCGGCACCATGGGCGTCAGCCGCTTCAGGTGCTTCGATCCGGCGGCGCTCATACCGGGAATCCATCGTGCTGCACGCCGTCCAGCAGGCGGCCGGCGGCCTTCTTGCCGACGCGCCCCATGCACTGCAAGTCGTCGATCACGCCGTCCGCGGAATCCGCCCAGGTCGGATAGCCGACGTGCTCCCAATGGTCGTCTTGCCACTCCATGGTGCCGAATCGCGTTTGCTCGGGCGGGTCATCGATCTTGGCAACATTGAAATGCGTCCACGGCAGATACTCACCCCACTGCTTAAACAGGAGCGGCACGCCGGCCGCTGCGCACTGGTCGCGCAGGCTCCGGGCCCAGTCGGGATGCATCGGCCGCGCTCCGAGGCCACTTTCCCCACCCACGATGATCCAGTCCAATAGCTTTTTCTCGCTGTCAAACTTGAAGCCGTAGTCGCGACCCCATCCTCTGACGCTTGCGCACTTAGGGCAGGTGTCGCCAACATCGTCGGATGTACCATCGTCCTTGCTGCACTGCGCGCACCGGGCACTACCGATCGACTCGTCGTACTGCGCCTCGATGCCGCAATCGGCGCACATACAGGCGCCGCTATCGTTCTCGCTGCCGTGGTACGCGCAGTCCGAGCACGTCCAAGGCTCTAGCCATTTCGCAATATCGACGGGACCAAGCAGCGGCTCCATGGAGAGGAAGCGCACGCGCGCCGGGATCTCCACTAGCTTCGGGATGTCGCGGTCAGCCTCGGCCTGGTTGACGATGGTGGCGCCCAGCCAGACGTTGGGCAGGTAGTTATCGCGCCATCCTTCGCGCCCGTGCGTGAGCGCGCGCATGGACTGTTCGAGCATTGGCTCTGCATTGCCGATCCGCTTCGTCAGCAGAAGCCAGTCTAGATTGGGCGTGTCCATAATCAAGCGCAGCAAGTCATAGCGCCATTGGACGCTGACGGCGTTGTCAAACACGTCAGCCAGCGAGGCGCAGAAGACGCGCTGCCGGCGACCATGCTCCGCGAAGAAGGATTCGTGCCGGGCATTCCAAGCCAACGGCTTGCGCCAGTTGGCAGCGCTGGTGCGGACGCGCTCGCCGTGCGGGCCCCAGACGACCTTATGCATTCGCTTGTCCATCAGGTGCTCTGCGTAGCAATTGTCGCAGCCGGGACCGACCTTCGTGCACCCGATAAATGGATTGAACGTGTGATCGGTCCATTCGATGGTTGAGTTCTCAGCCATTTACCTTTCCCCCTTCGTTTGGCGCTGACGCATCCACGCGTCGAACGAAAGTGATGCGGTACTTCCGATACTTGCTGTTGAGCTCGTCCTCGCAGTAGCGGCGGAAGGCTTCCTCGTGCAGCTCGCCGGGCAGCATGTCGATGCCGGTGCCCATCAGTCCGCCCTTCCACGAGCCCTTCTCCGGGCCGACCTCGCTGTCGAAGTCGATGGACAGCGAGCGGCGGACTTTCGGGCGGCAGAACAGCGACAGCCACTTGAACCAGCCTTCGCCGAATCGCCATTCGCTCTCCTCGATGTGCGTGGTGGCCTGGATGCGCTTGCCGTCGTAGTCCTCGATCTCGAACACCGCCTTGGGCATCGTCTTTTCGAACTCGCGCTGCTGGGTGAATCGGTCGTAGCCGCTGCCATCGAGCTTGCGGCGCTTGGGCTCGAGCCACGTACGCAGATGCTCGCCGTCCAGTCCGAAGAGGCTGAACCGGATGAAGCGCCATTGCGTCCAGGGCAGGTGCTTGCACCAGCTCTTGGTCGTGAGGCTGTCGTGCGTCTGCGGACCGAGGTACACCTGCAGGAAGCCATCGTCGACGCTGAAGCCGTATTCGCACGGGAACACCTCGGCCCACCAGTCACGACCCATCCGCTCGATGGTGGCCGCGTCCCACGTCTCGGCCTTGTGCCGAATCTCGAACGGCTTGATGATCTGCGGCAGGCGAAGGCGAAGCGTCCAGCCAAAGGCACGCGCAATGAGAGCGCAGCCCAGGTGCTCCCCGCTCCCCGACTGCAAGACCAGGCTGATCGGGCGCCAGTCCGTGTGGCGCTGGCCAAGGTCAAAGGGGCCGAAGCGGCGATCGTTGTCGGTCAAGCGGTTGTATTGCATCGAATGGTTCCCCTATTTGATGGTCATTTGACAGGTCACTGCACGCCGTCAAACGCGACTCCAAACTCGTTGGCCGCGTGCGCCTGCACTTTGGCCACGTATTCGCTGAATTCGCCGACACTGAACTCCGACGTCGACTTCCGCCGCGTGAACAACCGGCCATCGGGCAGCGCAATCTCAACCTTCGGCGCGAACATGTCTGCGAAGTACTCGTGCCAGGTGGCGCGTTTGAACTGTTGCCCGTCGATCCAGGCCTGCTCCTCGATGTCGCGCAGCACCGGGCCGAAGTAGAAGGCGTTCTGCTCGGTCGTGCGCCGCCGTTCCTCGGCCGTCACGATGATGCGCAGCGGGCTACCCTTGTCGGCGCACGCTGCGGCATTGGCCTTGATGAACGCGAGCACCGTCGGCCAGATGCCGGGCGACTTGAGGGTGAACTCGCGGTATAGCGCTGCCATGGTCAGTCGTCCCTCGCTTCGTCCGGATCGCCCCAGCCAGACATGACCTTCGCCTGGTAGCGCGAGTGCCCTTCCTCGATCAGATCGCGGTACCGCTGGTAGCCGTCGTCGATTCCGGGGTACCAACATTCTTGGCACCAGCGCGAGCCGAACACCTGAACATCGCCCCGGCACTTCAAGCAGGTTCCGTGACCGTTGCTCATAGCGGCCTCGCCAATCGCACGCCGCGATTCCAGCGGCAGTTCTCGGGCCGGTGGCCGATCGCACCGCAGTAGCAGCATTATCCGTTCCAGTTGCTCATGTTCTGGTTCCTCCCATTCCAAAAAGCGCGCGCACTACGGCGTGCTGCGGCTTCACCTTCCCAGCCTTCAGCGCGGCGCGCGTTGTAGCCCGTGCCAGGTAGGCGCGGTATGCAATTGGGTCGTTCTCGCGGAGCCGGTCGCGGAAGCGCTTCGACACCTCAGCCGGTGTCAGCGTCGATGGCCGACGTGCGCTCCGCCCCGGTACCGGCAGCCAGTACGGCACCGGCGCCCCGTGGCCGGCCAGCCAGCGCGCCACGTGCGCCTGCTTCGACTTCTTCCGCTCCCAGAACAAGCATTCGACGGTGTGCCGCGCTGCGCCGGTGGCCATGGCTAACTCATGCACCGTGCGCGGAATCCCGTCGGCACAGATCCGCAGGATGGCGATCCAGGTGGGCGAGCGTTCGCCGGTAAGCGGCTTCGGGCCGAGCCCCATCGCCTTGGCCTTGGCAAACACCGTGTCACCGGCGCGACCCAGATGAGCCCCGATCACGCGATACGACTGGCCAGTGGCCACCAGTTCGCGCAGCTTCTGTTCCTCTTTGGGAGTCCAACGCGGCATGGTCAGGCCTCCTGCTTGCGGGCGTGCTCGAGCAGAGCCAGCGCGTCGGCGTGGTTGTCGTCGACCACTCGATAGCCGCGCGCGCGCATGGCGGCGATCATGGCGTCCTTGTCGGCGTTGCCCTTCCCCGTCGCCGCCTTTTTTATTACTGGCACCGGGACACCGACCAGGCGGATCCGGTTGCGGTCGGCCCAAGCCTGCAGGTGCGCCTCGAATCCGCCGTACACGTGCGCGGCCTGCACCGCGGTGTGGCGCAGCACCAGCTCGTAGTAGACGGCGTGGATCTCGCCGGCCTGCCGCGCGCGCTCGCCGAGCCACGCAGAGAACTTCAGCCAGCGCTGGCCGGGCCCGTCGTTGCGGCGGGGCGCGAAGGACTCGCTACCGCTGTGCAGCGCGCCGTCGTGCATGCCCAGCGCCCAGCCGGTGGTGGTGCCGATGTCGATGGCCAGGATGTTCAGGTTGCAGGCCGGCGTACCCAACGCTGCGGGGACATTCCCTTGCGAATCAGGCGCTTCCGTGGCGGTCGCGGTTTCGAAGAAGTCGCTCATGCTGTCCTCACAGATCCGCGGCGATGCCGCGCTTGCGCGCCGCCGCGCCGGCAGAAACCATCGGCAGCGGGCCCGTCCAATCCTCGAACTTGGTCACTGGCCCCTTGTAGAGCAACGGCACGTCGCAGAGCGCTCCATTCCGGTTTTTGCGAATCAGCACCTCGGCGTAACCCTTCAGCGCCTCGTTGTTCGGGTCGTACATCTCTGGCCGGTGCACGAAAAGCACCACGTCGGCGTCTTGCTCGATGTCCCCGGAGTCGCGCAGGTCCGACAGCATGGGCCGCTTGTCTGGGCGTTCCTCGTTCTTTCGGCTGAGCTGCGACAGCGCAACCACAGGAATGTCCAGTTCCTTGGCCAGCGCCTTCAGGCCGCGCGAATAGGCGCCGATCTGCTGGGTGCGCATCTTTTCTTCGCCGCCGGACATGAGGCCCAGGTAATCGACGATCAGCAGGTCCAGCCCATGCTTGCGCTTGTGGGCTTTAGCCTTGGTCTTCACCTCGAGCAGCGACATCGCGGGCGTGTCATCGATGGCAAAACGCATGTCGCCCATGTTTTGCACCGCCCAGGTCAGGCGGGGCCAGTCGCTGTCCTCCAGGCGCCCGCGCAGAAGTGCCGACAGGTTGATGCGACCGCGGTTGGCCAATGCGCGCGCAACGATCTCGGCGTCGGACATCTCCATGGAGTCCAACAGGACGCTTAGGCCGGCGTCCGCTATGTTCAGGCCGATGTCAGTGGTTAGCGCAGTCTTCCCCATTGAGGGACGCCCGGCGACGATAACCAGGTTGCCGGCATGCAGACCGCCGTTCAGCGCGCGGTCGATGGATTCGATGCCGGTTGATATGCCGGGTTCGATCCCGCTGTGGTACCGCTCGTCGACCTGCGTGATGACCGACTCCATCAGCTCGCCGATCATCTTCGGCCCACGGCGCACGCCGACCTGCGCAAGGTCCGCGAATAGCCCTTGCGCGCGATCGACGGCTTCTGCCCCTTTCGTCGGGCCCGGCGACTCGACGAGCTCAAGCACTTTGCGTGCGGCCACAGCAGTCTCGCGCAGCAGCGCGCGGTCCCGGACGATTTCGGCGTAGCGGGCAATGTTCGCCGCGCTGGGTGTGCGCTGCGCTAGGTCGGTCAGGTAACCCAGTCCGCCGCAGCGCTCGGATTTGCCCTGCGATTGCAACGCCTCGAACACGGTCACGACGTCGGCAGGACGGTTGGCCAACACCAGGCGGTAGATTGCGCCAAACACCTCCCGGTGGTCGTCGCGGTAGAAGTGCGCCGGCTCCAAGCCGTTGATGCGGTCGATTGCGCCGTTGTCGAGCATCAGACCACCCAGCACCGCCTGCTCTGCCTCGATGCTGAACAGCGCGCGGGGCTGCGGGAAATCGTCGGGGGCGTTCATACCGGCGCCCCGCTGTACTCGGCGGTGATTTCGCCAGTCTTTCCATGCCGGTTCTTGACGATCCGATCGCCCCACACCAGGAAGTGGGCAGTCAACGACGCGTCAAAAGCCTCGGGCTTCAGACGGTACTGGACCGGCGTTGATTCGTCGTGAATCAGCTCGGGCTTAAAATCGTCGTCATGCAACCAAACAACACGTCCGTCGAACATGTCAGGAATCTCCAAAAAATTGTGGGCCGTTCTGGCTGAGAACTACGAAGCGCCGTCGCGATTCGCAGTGACCGTCATCGAAGTGAAGGATCTGGTTCGCGAAAACGTGAAAGCCTTTCAGGCAATGAAGCCGCTGCCGAGCAGCACGGTGCTTGGCCTCTTCACCGACGAGATTGAAGCTCGCGATGTTGCCCGTCGCGTTCAGGACATACGCGACAGCCGAGCCGGCATCCAGGACAAGCTGTTGCGCCCACCGAGCGAGGAATAGGCTCATGGCGCGGATTCCTCGTTGTGGTAGCGCTCCTCACGGATCTTGGTGAAGTTCTCGGCCTTCACGATCCAGTCCAGGCTGGCAAGGAATGGCTTGCGGCCTTCCTGCGTCTTCGCTCGACCCGTGAGGAACTTGGACTCTGCAACGTAGGTGAAGAAGGTCCGCCAGTAGTCGAGGTTCTGCCGCTTGGGATCCTCGTTCCAACGAGTGCGCAGGTTCGCCTGACGCGCGCCTTTCCACTCGCGGATGGACGGGCACATCGGCAGAATCTCGTGGTACAGGGCGATGATTTCCTGATGCGGGCAGTCAGGGCGAGTTGCCTTTCCCCCGCCTTCGCCGAGGACGAAGTCGTCAGCGGGGTCGCTGTCGACGAGTAACCCGTCAGGGTTACTTCTTTTATCCTGCTCCTGCTCCTGCTCCTGCTCCTGTTCCTGATTAGGGCATGTCTTGCCAGTAGGCTTTGTGGAAGGCTTTTCGGAAGGCTTACCGAAAGCCTTGTCGAATGCCTTTGCGAAACCCTCTCCGAGCGCGTAGATGCTGGCTTTCAGGGCTTCGTAGGCTTCCCGCTTAAGGTCGCACTCTGGGATCAAGTCCCACTCTCCACCCCAGGACAGCACCACGTTCGGAGACTCGGGCCGATTGCAGTGGATCGCGTTCGGAATCCACACCACCTTAGCCTTCCAGTCGGCTTTCGCCATACCTTGCTGGAAGACTTCCCCGAAGGCTTCCTCGAAGGCTTCCACGTCCCAGTCCAGTTCTTCCGCCATCGCCGCGCGCCCGGCTCGGAACAGGCCGGGGATGGGCCCGGTGTGCGGGCCGGTCAACAGAAAGACCCATAGGCCCTGACCGCTAGGCTGCAACGGGGACAGGTTGCGGAACTTCTCGTCCCCCCACATGCGCACCTCGATCTTTCGGTACCGGTTCTTCTGCGGTGGCTTCGTGACATCCTTAGCCATTACTGCTTGCTCCCTACTTGCCCTTCCAGCAGCTCGGCAATTTCCCGCTTGAGTTCCGCGCACAGCTGGACACGCACGGCTTGGGTATTGGCCATGGTCATCCTGTGCAGCAGCTCGTTGATCCAGGCGCGCTGCGCCTTTTGAAGGTTGCGCGCATTCATGCCGCCCTCCCGAGGAGCTTGGCCCGCAGCGCCGCGGCCTTCTGCTCCGCATCATGCAGCTCGCGCAGGTCGTCGCTGAACATCAGGTCTCGCTGGTAGGTGATCCACTGCGTCAGCAGCGTATGGCCGACCAGGCATTCGAAGCGCGCAATGGCGGTGATGGGCAGATGCCAGACCTTCCCGGCGCCGTCACGGCCGTGCTTGATCTTGGAGAACTGAGACGGCGACAGCCCCAGGTAGCCCGCATAGGTCTTCTCCATGAACTTGAATCGACTCAGTTCGATTGCCTTGCGGATCAGGCTGGACTCGTCGGAGATGGACGAGATGACACCTTGCTCAATGGCGCGCGGCTTCTCCATCAAGCACATCAGCGGCAACTCTGTTTGAGTGGCAACACTTGACACTGGAGTTGACACTTGGTTCTCCCGTAAAAAGAAAGGCATCGAAGCGATGCCGCTAAACTGCCCAGCACAAGCCATGGACCGCTACCGCCATGCCCTCAGCCAAGAAACCACCAGACGATCGTCGCGCCTGGCACTGCTACACCTGCCTCCAGTCCAGCGAGGCCAAGGAAGGCTCGCCGTGTCCTCTCTGCGGCGGCCAGGTCATCTACGAAGATCCGTGGAAGACCATGATGCGAAAGAAGATCGCGGAGGTCCGAGCGCTGCTCGGTCAGTACATCGACCTGCCGCCGAAGGACTAAGGCACGTGCTCCCCTCGCCGCCGAATCTCCACACCCGATTTGGGCAAGAGGCGGGATCGCCAGTGCCTGCCGAAGCAATGAGCAAACGCGCTTCAGCATCGCTGGCTCCGGCTAGGCGGCCAGCTCCGGCCAGATCTCAAACCAATCGTTGCGCAGATCTCTGCGAGTGACCGCCTTACCGGATTCACGCTCCAGCGCCACGCATAGCTTTTCACCAGGGGTGCGCTGGCCGTACATGACGTTCCTTAAGAACGGCCAAGTTGTCCCACAGCGCTCCGCGAAGGGGGCGCGTTCCTCCTTGGGGATGGTCATGAGGAATGTTTTGAGCTTTTCCATTCCCTGAATCATACACCAAACGGTGAATATTGACACCATACGGTGAATTCACCGTTTGGTTGCAAAATGCTCTAATGCCTCATGAGTAAACTTCCTGAAACAAGGCGCCGAAACTTGGCCCGCCTGGTCGACCAGCACGGGCTTGCCCCTGTCTCGAGGCGGCTAGGCAAGCCCGCCAGCCAGATCAGCGATATGCTGGCTGGCAGGAAGTCATTTGGCGAAAAGATCGCGCGGGCAATGGAAGTCGCGTGGGATAGTGACCGCCCAACGGGATGGCTTGATTCCGAAGCCGCATCGGACCTGCGCTCGACTGACCTTCCTGCCAAAGAACCAGCTACCGCCAGCAACGGTGATTGGCCGTTCGTGTCGATCACCCGCGAGCAGTGGAAAAAAGCACCGAAGCGGACCAGGGAGAGGATTGAAATCTATGCTTTGGGGGCGCTGGAAAACGTTGCTGCAGACGATGAGCCGCCTCCAAAGCCAGCGCACGCAAAAAGTAACGCAGCTTGATGACTGGCGTCCGTTCTTTCGCGGATAGTGATGCCCGTCACAAGATTTGCCGCGAAAATGAACTAGGTTGACAGCCCTCCCCCCGATTTTCCTCTAGCTCGATTCCGATGCGTAATCTCGCTTGTGCGTTATTTCCCTCAGCCTATCGGCGCATCAAATAACCCCCCTCAGACGTCATGGCAAAGCTATTTGCCTAGCGTTCCTTGCAAGCCAACTACAAGAATTCGTATGGACCGTATGTTGAAAGCCACATCTATTGCAGTTGCAGGCCTCCTGTCCGCATGCGCAATAATCCCACGCCAGACTTGGCAGGACAGAGCCGAACTTGCGGTTCAGGACAAGGTTAAACAGGGAGAATATTTTGAAGCGGCTCGAGCACTAGTTGACTTGGATAGGTCGATGCCCGAGCGCACCGGTGATCTATGGACCAAAGTCGCCACGCAAGAAGGGAAAAAGGCCTTCTATACTCAGGGCTCCGAATACATGGCCAAAACTACTGAGTTCAGTGAGCCGGGCATTGAACAAACGTTCAAAACAATCTCGGCCATCGAAGTGCGTGGCCTTGTAACGACTGAGGAGGCCGAGACACTCCGAAGCAGTCTCGCAAATAGAGTGCGGCCAGAGATAGTGGCGGGGAAGTACGTTTACTCGACCACCTTAATCGGGGCGCTTTACGGTGAACAACGTCAAGGCCTAAACGCAGAGCGCTACTTTACTATCAAGAAGCGAGTCGTCGAAGCGCAATCCACCAAGCCATTCCCCCCGACCTTCTACGTCGCTGATGTCGAGGCAATGGCAGACATCGCTAGCGAAGAATCTCCCCACGGGAAAATCCACAACGACTTCACAGCCACGTTGCCGACCCTAAGATTGACTCCATCTCAAGCGAGCACCGGTTCGGTAGCTCGGAATTTCGGACCTGAAGCCGAGAAGTCACTTGCGAAGCGGCGAGGCAAGATTCACCTCCAAATTTCCCCGGAGGACCCGCTGCTCCAAACCGATCTATCAGAAGCTCTGGGAAAAAAACTGCCGCTGGCGCAGTTTGTAGACAGTTCCCCAGGCGCAATCCCAGTGGTAGTTAAAAAGCTCCGTCACGAGGAACGCGTACAGCCCGAACGGACGGAGACGGTGACGGTAGCGCAACATAACGTCAACTTCGTTGCGGCAGCACTGTTGATGCCAAGGAACGCATCCTATCTTTACGATAAGAGGACTGGCGGCATCACTCTCGAGTACGCGTATGAGATAAAGGCGGGTCCTTCCAAGGCCGAGCTCGTACGCGGCACACTCAATCGGTCATACTCCACCTGCGCGAACTCGCGAATCGTAAATGTCTTTGGCGGAGTATCTTCCGCCGACTTTATCGCTAATGACAATATGCGAGCTGATTGCAGCGGGACGCCAGTGGAAGTTTCTGAGGTGCGCAAGGAGGTCGAGGCTCTCCTCCTTGAGGCTATCGCGAAGCAGCCTGCGCTCTTCGATATGCAATAACACTACTAACCAGCAATAGCTAAGCCCGCTGCGCGCAGGCTTCTGTTATCGCGGCGAGCAGCTCGCACCAGCAACTCATGGTCGGCCCGTACCACACCGTGCGCGCACTTGCAAGAGCCGTAACTGACACAACCGTGGGTAGCTCCGCGAGGCAGATGGGCCACGGTAGTCAACGGTCCGCGTGACCATATCCTGCGGCTTGTGAGATTGGTCACTGCATCTTCGCGGTGCATCGATACGTCACAGCGGGCTAGCCCCGCCCCTCCGAGGGCTGCAACTCGTTCTTGCCATCGTGTTTGCAAGCATCCTAGCACTCTACCTTAGTATGCTTGCAAATCCACTAAATGACGGATACGATGCCAGCATCCAACCTCAAGATGACAATCATGGGTGAACCTACGGGTCGTGCGAAGGGAGCGAAAGCCAGGGCGGAAGCGTTGTCGCCGGAAGAAAGGAAGACGATTGCCCAGAAGGGAGCGGCAGCCCGATGGGGGGCTGTGCCGAAGGCAACCCACATCGGGGAATTGGCGATAGGTAACCTTCGAATTCCATGTGCCGTACTACCGGACGGCCGGCGAGTCCTTTCCCAGCGAGGCGTCGGTAAAGCCCTGGGCAGGTCATACGGTGGATCTGATTGGAGTCGACAGGAAAGTGATTCCGACGGCGGTGGGAAACTACCCTTTTTTCTATCATCAAAGGCGATAAATCCCTTTATTTCCAATGACTTGCTGCTGCTGGTAACGGATCCAATCCTTTATCGCGGAGCTGGCGGTGGGGTGGCTCACGGTGTTGAAGCAACAGCGCTACCCAAGATTTGCGATGTATGGCTCAAGGCTAGGGAAGCCGGAGCGCTACGGATGAGACCGCAACTCGCAGTTGCGCAAAGAGCTGAAATCTTGATGCGTGCGTTGGCTCAGGTCGGCGTGGTTGCGCTCGTCGATGAAGCCACCGGTTACCAAGAGGTGCGCGACCGCCTGGCTCTGCAGGCGATTCTTGACCAGTACCTCAGAAAGGAACTGGCTGCCTGGGCCAAGCGATTCCCGGACAACTTCTATCGAGAGATTTTCCGACTGCGCGGATGGAAATGGGATAGTCTTCGCCGCCCAGGCATCGTCGCAGGCTACACCAAGAATATTGTTTACGCACGCATCGCACCTGGCATCCTGGAAGAGCTCGAACGAAAGAATCCCAGGACCGAGAAAGGGTATAGGAAGGCCAAGCATCACCAATGGCTTACGGAGGAAGTTGGGCACCCCGCGCTCGAACGGCACTTGGAGGGCGTGATGCTTCTCCTGCGGATCTCCGATACCTGGCAAGATTTCAGGGTCGCTCTCGAACGAGGCTACCCGCGCCTTGACGGGAATCAGCTGAATTTGCCTTTCAACTGAGACCAAGAGTTCAGTGGCCGCCTAGAGCGGCCTTTTTGTTATCCCCCCTTGCACCAGTTCGTTATTCAACGACTTGTGAGATTCATCACTGCGCCCAGCGCCGGCCTTTGCTAGGGTTTCCCGACCTACCACAAGAGAGGAACGGGACATGCCAGCAAGCAAGCCGATTTATTTCAACCCTGAATTGCCCGTAGTATTCCCAGCTACAGACGGCCAGATCCGCATTACGCCAGATGGCTACAGGTACACACGCGACGCAGTAGTCAGCGGCACCCTCAACTATTACCGTGACACCGGTCCGACTCCGAGCAGCGACACTTACTCGGTAACTGTGAAGCCGGGGGTAAATTACGAATTTGAGTTCGCCGGGCCTGGCAACTTGGAAATGAAGATCTTTGACACTGCCACAGGAGGAGTCTATTACGATTACAAATATCAGACAGGCGATACATCTCAGGCATCTGGAAGTGGGTATCTGACATTTACAAAGGAGACAACGCTTTCGCTATCAGTTTCCACAACAAACGACTTCACGCCAACCTTCTACAACGTGCTGATATATGCTGAGCCGAATCCATTCCATCGGCCGCCCAGCAGCACTGGCCGTGATAGCTACGTCATTCTCGAGCCAATCAAAGACTGCCTGGTTACTTGGGAGGGGAGTGAACGCGTTATTTACACGCCCGCATTAAACTACTATGTGAATGGCATTGAGCGGATCATTTTTTCCGATAAGCGCCTTGCCTTCGACTTCGAGGATTCTGCCGGCGACGCATTTCGCCTCTACAAGGCAGCTTTCGACCGCTCACCCGACCAGGTTGGCCTCGGCTTCTGGATCAGCAAGCTCGATGGCGGCATGAGCACAGTTGAGGTCGCAGCCAACTTCATCAACTCCGACGAGTTCCGAGGCCTCTATGGGGCCAATCCGACGACTACCGAGTTCGTGACGGAGCTGTACGACAACATCCTGAACCGCGCGCCGGACCAAGCCGGACTCGACTTCTATGTGCAGCAGATCGACTCTGGCGCTAAGGGTCGTGATGTGGTGCTGGCCGATTTCGCGGATAGCCAGGAAAACCATGTGCAACTGCTGGGCCAGATGCAGAACGGAATTGAGTACATCACCTGGCTGGGATAACCCCGCGACAAGCCCGCTTTGGCGGGCGCACCAAACAGCTTAACGAACCATGACGATCTCGGAACTGCGCGACGCCCTGGATCAATTGATGGAAGCCGGCAAAGGCGAAATGCCAGTGACCTTTGCCGTGCGCGGTCACATGGACGATGTTTGTCTGGAATACATTGAGGTGCTGGAGATTCGGTCTAGTACCGACCTCCAGAAAGGCGCCACGGCCGATGTGCTGCTGCTCCGGTAGAGCGCTCCGTCCCTAGCTTGGAAACGTTGAAATGGCAGAGCAGAGTGCCTTCCCGTCGGCCTCGGATATAGAGGCCGCCCTTGCAAGAAGGGCCACGAAATTCGTGTGTCCGATGTGCCACCACGAGAACTGGTCAGCGATATCCGGTAAGGACTTCCGCCTGACCATAGGCTGGCAGCGCATGTTCTCGCCCGACAGCTCCCCTGAGTCGCGCCATACGCCAGTGTCTGGGCTGACATGCCTGACATGTGGCTTCGTTGCACACTTCCTACCGGAAACCTTCCGAAAGTTCATCTATGGCGGTAACTGACATGGTTACCCGCCGCGAGTTCGAAGTTCCTCCTGGCGGCGGAGAACCTCCTTATACTGAGGCTATGGAACCCCGCGTCAAAGCCCTCGAAGACACCATGGCCGCCCTCCAGCAGGACGTGGCAGTCATGCGCGCAAACTACGCCACCAAGGCAGACGTTGCGGAGATCCGCGCCGACATCAACAAGGCCATAGCCGAGAACAATCGCTGGACTCATACAGCAACGCTTGGCATGTTCGGGACCTTCGTTCTCGGTATCCTTGGCTTGATGTTCACCATCTGGAACGCGAGCAAGCCACCCTCCGCGCCTGCGGCTCAAGTGGCGACGCAGCCACCCATCATCATCAACGTGCCCGGCCAAGCGCCGCAGACACCCGCCAAGAAATAGGCCAGTCCGAACGCCCATTGATCAGCCCGCCCCTAGCGGGCTTTTTCACGCCCTCGCCCTGGTGGTTTGGTGGCCGCTTCCCCGCCAACCCTTGTAGCGAAAGGACTTGCCCGTGGTGGTCAAGTCCTACCCCTCCTCACCCACCGGCCCCATCCGCCGCTCCAACCCCACCCGGTAGAGCGTAGCACCCACCATCTCCAGCGCCACCCTAACCTCCTCCGGCATCCGCTCGTCGGCCAGGATCTGCGCCAGGCCGGCCACAGCGTCATCCACATCTAGTTCCAGTTCCTCGTCCAGCGCCAGCTGCTGGAAGGCGGCGATCACGTCTGCGGGATCCATAGCGGCTCCTGTCTATTGCGTCGAGCCAGTTTAGACGATACCGACCGTAGCTTCGCTTGTTCCGCCACTCCCCCTTCTCGGCACTAGGCACGTTGTGCGGCAGCGCCTTCTCCTTGGACGTGGGCGAACATTGTGACATTAGTCACAATTCACCATTCATTCACCGTTTGGTGTTGACGATCTATTCACCGTTTGGTGTAATAACTCCATCAACTCACCGAGCAGCACGAAGCCGTGCCAGGTGAGCGTTCTTTGACAAGTCGGGATTCAGGAGAGGGCGCGCAGGGATGCGTGCTTGTGACGACGGGCCGGTGTCGTGACCACCGGCCCGCCAGCGAGAGCCCAGCCCCAAAGGGGCCGGGGTACAACTAGCTGAAGAACAGCATGAGCAATCCGATTAGAGCTTGGAGTTGCTTGCCGCTGAGCTTCAGTTTTACCGTCAGTTCCAACATGGCGAGTGGCCCTGTCTTCGCTGGCAGCGCTGCCAACTGGTTTAGGGTTGGCTTGCGGATCGCCGCCTAGGATAGCGACCCGCAGCGGCTCACCCCTACGGCAACTGGTGCACGGGCTTGCGCCCTGCCGGACATCCATCCGGTACCGCCAGATGTTTTCGAGGATCACCGTTACGCGGCACTCAACCGCGTCCGGGAGCTGAGTGCTCGTCGGCTCGGCGAGCATAGCAGAACTGTCGCGCCCTCCCCTGAATCCCGGCTTCGTCGAAGGTAACCCCGATGGAGCTCGCAATGCCCTCCCCGATCCCACCCACTCGCATCTGCCCCCGTCGGCAGCTGCGCGCAGACGAAGTCAGCACTGTGGTCATGACCGCCGGCCTGTTCTGGTCGGTCACCGGCGAATTCAGCACGCCCGGCATCGGCCAGACGCCGATGTTCGAGGCCAGCGACATCCGGCTGATCAACGACGACGGCAGCGAGTCCGCCCCCATGCAGGACATCTTCTCCAAGGCGTTCATCGAGCAGCTCGAAGCCGACGCCGTGGAATCGCTGACTGAGGGCGGAAGGGCTGCGGCATGACCTGCGATCAATCTCTATCTCAAACCGATCGGGACAAGCTGATTCGAGAACTAGCGGAGGTGGTCGAGCGCTATGTCCAGTGCGACGACATGCGCGGCAAAGGCGTGCAGCAGACCAGCCTGTACCGCACCGCAAAAGCAGTACTCTCCCGCGCCAAGGAGCAAGCATGAACACCACGGAACTCTCTTACGGCACAGCCGCAGAGCGCGCGTTTCTCAATCAGTTGGCGCTCGGACGTAAGGCCGCCCTACTGCTGCGCAACTACATCGCTGCAGCGGAGAAGCGCGTGGCCTGGGGCTCGATCGACAAGACCCAAGTCGTTTCCTACGCCGAGCAGCTGCTCCGCGAAGTCGTGGCCGAGGAAGCCGCTGAAGTCCAACAAGTCTCGAAGGCTGCGTGATGGAAGCCAAGTTCACACCGGGGCCGTGGCAGTGGGACGGCTACAAGCTGCGGCCGACTGATCCCGACCCGAACAACAACGCGGTTCACACGATCGTCGATGCGGAATACATCGGCTGGGGATTTCTGTGCTCCGACCCTAAGAAGACCCTGGCGGAAAGCAACGCGAATCTCCTGCTGATCCAGGCCGCGCCTGATCTCGTGGACGCCGCAACGGCAGCTGAAGCGGTGTTGGCAAAGGGTGGATGGCTGGAGTCCTCCACCGATCCGGAGGCTATTGCTTTGTTCAAGTTGCGTGCCGCCCTCGCCAAAGCCTGCGGAGACCAATCGTGATGACCCCCCAAATCGCAGCAGAAAAGGCAGATCAGCTGATCGGTCAGTACGTGCGCGAATTAGGCGCCTATGGCGATCGCGACATGGTGCGGCAGGCCTTGATCATGCTGATCAGCAAAGCCGCGCTCGGCATCGAGTGCGTGGCTGGCCTGGAGCGCACCACGAAGATCCTGATGGAGACGGCACTCAACGTCGCGACCGTCGTGGAGAAGCGCAAGGAGCCGCAATCGTGATCGACATCGACGACTTCAACAAGCTGCGCGAGCGCCAGGCCCGCAACATCTCGCGCCTGCGTACCGCAACCTGGACGGCGATCGGCATCCTGCTGCTGGCCAACGCGCTTCAGGCGCTCGGACTCGTATGACCTACGACCCCAACACCAATCAGCTGCTGGCGTTGGCAAAGCGTAAGCGCTCAATCGAATACGCCTGTGCGGCCGGCTTCTGCATCGCTGCGCCCGTCGTCTGGTTTTTCGCTGTCGCCATCCGCGCCGGCGCCCTGTTCTAACCCTTTCGCACCTGGAGACCATCATGGAAACCACCGCACCCGCGATCGGCATGCAGCCGGTCGATTCGTCAAAGATTCACAGCATCGGTCACGACGCGGAGACCAACACCCTGGCCGTCCGCTTTAAGAACTACAAGGGCGAGGCCACCAGCCTCTACCACTACAGCAACTTCACCGCTGAGGACTTCGTCGCGCTGCGCGATGCCGAATCGATTGGCTCGCACTTCCACAAGCAAATCAAGCCGTACGACAAGAAATACCCGTACGTGAAGGTCGAGGCTGCCCCGGCCGTCTGATCCGTTTCAGCCATCCGCCCCACTCCAAGGAAATACCGTGAGCGAACTAGAACTCGTCACCGCCGAATCCGGCACGGCCGCGCTGCTCAACAAGAGCGAGATCGACATGCAGATCGCGACGGCACACAAGTTTCCGCGCAGCATCAAGCGCTTCCGCGATGAGGCTTTGGCGATGGTCACCTTGAACGAGAACATCGCGCAAGAGTGCATCTACGCGTTGCCGCGGGATGGCAAGACCATCGAAGGGCCGAGCGCGCGCTTCGCCGAGGTCGTCGCCTCCGCATGGGGAAACAGCCGCGCTGGCGCTCGCGTCATCAACGACCAGGGCGAGTTCGTGACCGCGCAAGGCGTATTCCATGACCTGGAGCGCAACGTCGCCATCACGTACGAAGTTCAGCGCCGCATTACCGACAAGAACGGCAAGCGCTACAAGCCCGACATGATCGGCGTGACAGCCAACGCTGCATGCTCGATCGCGCTGCGCAACGCCATCCTGAAAGGCGTTCCGAAGGCGTTCTGGTCGGACATGTACGAGCAAGCGCGTGAAACCGCGATCGGTAACGTGCAGACCCTGGCCAACCGCCGCGCGCGCGCCCTGTCGGTGTTGCAGCGCTACGGTGTCTCGCCCGAGAAGGTCTTCGCGTTCCTGGGCGTGGCTGGTCAGGAAGACATCACCGTCGAGCATCTGACCACCCTCTTCGGCATCACTACTTCGCTGAAGGAAGGCGAGGCCACTGCTGAGGACGTCTTCACCGGCGAGGTCCGAAACGCCGCGCCGGCCGCTGAAGGCCAGGCACCGCGCGCCGATGCCAAAAAGCCGGCATGCACCCCGGAGGCATTCGAAAAGAAGAAAGGCGGCTGGAAGAAGGCCATAGAGTCCGCACAGAAGACCGTCAACGAGGTCATCGCCATGATCGAAACCAAGGAAACCCTGAGCGACGACCAGAAGATGGAAATCGCATCGTGGGCCGCCCCCGCCGCAGAGGACAACTAAATGCAGATCCAGAACCTGGTGCAAGGCACCACCGAATGGCAACACTTCCGCCTCTCGTACCACGGCGCGAGCGAGGCAGCCGCCATGCTCGGCCTGTCGCCATACATGAAGCGCACCGAGCTGCTGCACATCAAGCACACTGGTACGCCGAAGGAATTCAGCGACTTCGTGCAGGAGCGCATCCTTGACCACGGCCACCAGGTCGAGGCGCTTGCCCGACCGCTGGTCGAAGAAGACCTTGGTGAGGATCTGTACCCCGTCACCTGCTCCGATGGCCGCATTTCCGCTTCGTGCGACGGCCTGACCATGGACGGCGAGACGGCATTCGAGCACAAGCAGTGGAATGCCGACCTCGCCGCCAGCGTGGCCGACGGGATCGTGCCAGACAGCCACATGCCCCAGTGCCAGCAGATCCTGATGGTGACCGGCGCCAAGCGCGTCATCTTCGTCGTGTCGGACGGCACTCGCGAGAACATGGTGGACTCCGAGGTCACGCCCGACTCGGATTGGTTCGATCGCATCCGCGCCGGCTGGGAGCAGTTCGAGAAGGATCTGGCCGAGTACGTGCCTCAGGCCGTCGAAGTGAAGCCGCTCGGCCGTACCCCCGAGACCCTGCCCGCCCTGCTGGTCGAGGTGACCGGCCACGTGACGGCCAGCAACCTCCGGGATTACCGCGAGCACGCCCTCGCCGTGTTTGCCGGCATCAACAAGGACCTGTCGAGCGATCAGGACTTTGCCGACGCCGAGAAGACGGTGAAGTGGTGCGGCATGGTCGAGGAACGTCTGGCCGCCGCCAAACAGCATGCGCTGTCGCAGACGGCGAGCATCGACGAGCTGTTCCGCACTATCGACGACATCAGCGCCGAGGCCCGCCGCGTACGTCTCGACCTGGACAAGCTGGTGACGCGTCGCAAGGTCGAAGTGAAGGAATCCATCATCCGTGGCGGCCGCGATACGTATGCCAAGCACATCCAGTCGCTGAAAGCTGAGACCGGGGGCGCCTGGGTGGATCTCGGCATACCCGACTTCGCTGGAGCGGCCAAGGGCAAGCGCTCGGTATCGAGCATTCAGGATGCCGTCGATACGCTGTTGGCCAACGCCAAGATCGAAGCCGATGCGTCGGCGAAGCGCATCCGCTCAAACGTCGCCTTCCTCGACAAGGAAATCGTCGGCTACGAGTTCCTGTTCGCCGACCGCGTTGCCCTGGCAACGAAGCAACTGGACGACCTGCGCCTGGTGGTGTCGAGCCGGATCGACAAGCACAAGGCCGACGAGGAAGCCGATCGCGAGCGCATCCGAAAGGAAGAGCAGCAGAAGCTGGAGCGCGAAGCCGCCGAGAAAGCCGCGGCAGAGAAGGCTGCTGCCCAGGCGCCCGCACCAGCGCCCGCCCCTACCCCGACTCGGCCCACCCCAACGGCTGCACGCGTCCCTATGGGTTCGGCGCAGCGCGGCGCGCCCGTTATGCAAATGGCACGCCGCCCGCAGCCACCGTCGCGCCCGACGGACGCCGAGATCATCAGCGCCCTGGTCAGCCACTTCGAGGCCACCGAGGCCGAGGTGATCGGTTGGCTCTGCGAACTCGACTTCTCGTCCTTCGACGCCGCCGCCTAATCCCCGCCCTCTCATCTTCTACGGAGCCCAAGGAATGCTCGAACTCGAAAACCAGATGGTGAAGATCCTGCACGTGAACGTGCGCAACGAGAAGCACGGCGACGAGCCAGTGCTCGGGATGGATCTTCGCCTCCGCGCCCGCGTGTCAAACGACTCGCTGGCCATGTTCTCGACGACGCTGAAGTCCAGCTTCTACCACAAGGACGACAGCGTGCAGGGCGACTTGGTCACTACCGCCGATCACCTGCCGAATCTGAAGAACCCAAAGCTGGGCATGCAGAAGTGGGAAGGCACTTGGGAACACCAACTGCTGACTATCCATCACAAGGTCAAGAAGGAAGACGACATCAAGCTCGACGATGTCCGCGTCAAGAAGCTGGTCTTTGACATGCAGGAAGGCGGCACTGTTTTCATCGATTTCACCGCGCAGGCGCACCCGGACGAGAAGGTCAGCGCCCGGCTGATCGCGCTGCTTGGTCAGGAAGTGCACATGAGCCTGACTGTAGACGAGGACGCGCAGGAAGAAGTCGAAGACTAAATGCACCCCGAGAGGGTCGCGCGGCAGAGCACCGCTGCAATCCGACTGCCGGCCGAGAACTGGTCGACAGAAGGTACGACCGCCATGAGATGCCAGAAGCCGAGCCTCCGGCAACTGGCTGGCCCCTGTACCGCTGCAGGGCACCCGGCGCAAGAAGTCCCCACCGCGGGGGAATGACGCGTCGCCGCACGAGGGTAAGCGGCAACCGATCAACGGGGGAAAGCGGATGTCCGAGCCAGGGACTAACCGTGTGGACGGCGGAACGCAGCGAGTACCCCACCCTTTCAACGGGCAGGCCGGCGACGGGACAACGCCGAGTCCCGATAAATAGCGCGCGACACCCTTACTCCTTTGGTTGGAAAGTCGCCGGCCCGCCCACCCCTTCATCGAGCGCACAAGACATGGAAGAGATCACCAAGGCAATGCCGATCGAGATGGTCGGCCACGTCGGCAAATGCCAGAGCCACCCAGGCGGCTATGAGCACGCTGCGAAGGTCGGCTACTCGAAGCCGAGCGCGTCGCAAATCGCAGCGTACGCGATGCGTGCATTGGAGGCTGCCCGCGCCAAGGACCTCGAGGCGCATGAGAAGAACCTCGCGGCGTTGGCACACAACCAGGCGCTTCGCGAGCGAGTTATTGCCTTGATGAAGGCGGCCGGCATCCCCGATACCTGGTCAGAGCGGGACCATGCCTCGCGGGCGCGCTATCCCAAGAGCAGGACAGTGTCCGCCGGATACCTGGGTGACCTCGCCAAGCATGTGGTCGTGTCCGACGGCTTTGCCTCCGCCACTTCGACCTATGAATCCCTGAAGAAGCGCTACGAGGAATATGCAGCGACCGCCGCGCAAGAAGCAAAGCGTGCCGAGCAGCTGCGCGAGGCCGAAGCAGAGCGCCAGAAGGAAGAACGGCGCAAGAACATTGCCCTGGCGTCGATCATCCTGCGCTACGGCCTCGACCAGGATTCAGATTGGCCGGATGTGCTGGAGGCCCTGTGCGCGAAGCACCAGCGCCTTGATCTGGCGGTAGCCATGCAGCAGACGCGCGGCGACTGGTCGGAAGGCCCTTATCGCGTCCGCAATGCGCTGGACCGCTTCCAGATCGAGACCACCGAAGACAAGGACATCGCGAACGACATCCTGGCCTGCCTGGAGGACTTCTGCGACGGCCGCGTCTTTCGCGACACGACCTGGAGCTATGACCGCCTCTTCGCCTCCGTCGAAGACCAGCAGCTTGCGGCGGATGTGCAGCAGGCAGCCATCAACGTGAGGGACTGACCATGCGCACCTTCTGGTTGAAGTTCAACGATTATCCTGCCGGCTGCGTCGAGGCGAAGAGCGAGTCTGACGCCAAAGAGATTGCAAAAGAGGTCACTGGCCACGAGGCGGCGTCCTGCGAGTCGCTGCCCTATCCAGCGCAGCCGCGCATCAATAAGTACGTAGACCCCAAGTACGGCGTGTGCCCTTCGTTCTGCTTCAAGCCGGAGCAATGCGCAGGACATACGGCGTGCCCTCAACCCTATTCCTGCGTGGAGTGACCAGCATGCAAGCCATCACCGAAGAATCGAAGGTTCACCAGCAGTGGTACGTCGACGCCAAGGCCATGACCGTTGAGACGCTGCCCGCTTTCATCCAGAAGCTGACCACCGAATATCACCACGACTACGGCACGATCTGCCACGCGATCGCGGCGGCCGGTATCGCTGCGATGTGGGCCGTGGAGCGTGCTCCCTGCGGCGGCATCACCGGCTTTCAAGGCGGTGCGATCACGTGGCAGGTACTTCAGCACTGGCAAGGCATCCAAGGGCCTGCCCGCATTGTCGAATTCGATCTGATGCGCTTCCCCCAGTACGAGTCGAAGTTCGCAGCGATTCCGCGTGAAGCGTGGGAACACCTGCAGAAGAAGGCGGCAGCCGACCTCGCTGGCGGCAGCGCCAACATGCATCCGAACGTGGTGGCCCATATGGAAAGCATCGTGGCCGGCAGCGTGCCATTCGGATATCGCATCGAGGACTGATGCCATGACCCAGCGACCTCTCACCCCGCGCGGCCACCAGCACGCTGAAGCCTTCTGCCTGATGCGCTACTCCTGCGGCTGCGGCCACAGCGAAATCATCTGGAACAGCCGAGACGGGGTAACGGCTTTCACGGTGCCATGCCCGAGCTGCGGCGACCGCATGGGCCTGAAGCACGTGAACTGGGGCGCGGATTTCTGCGCACCGAACCACAAGCCTCACTTTGGACAGCGAGTCTGGATCGGCATGACGGAAGAGCGCGCGACCACTTTAGCTATGCGCCGCATTGCTGAGGTAAAGACGCGCTATGGCGACGAACTCAGCGACCGTTTGGCGGGCATCGTCAAGGACATCTGGCGCGAAGGCGAAACGCCGGACCTACGCGTCCAGGGCGCCGACTACCACCACCCTGAGGCATAACACCATGGACTGGCCCATCGGAACCCCCGTCAGCAAGGCAACGCGTCGCCTGAACGAGGACATCGTTGACCTCGCAGCCGACTCGACAGCGCTCAAGCGTGAGAACGCAACACTCCGGCGAAAGCTCGATAACGCCGAGCGTGCGCTGGCACAGGCAAACGAGATCCTCAGCATCGTGCGCGATTCGAACTCCATGGCAGCGCTCCAGATCGCACAGATGGAAAAGCTGGCAGTCGAGCTCAAGCGCGCCGCAGTAAAGCACCCGCATCAGCCGCTGTCCCGCTGGGTGAAGTTCGGGCCGATGGCGATTCTTCTCGCCTCGATTAAGGACCAATGACATGAGCGAATCGATTACGCCGGCGCAATGCACTGACGCCGATTGGAAGCTGGCTCGCAAATGCGGGTTGTTCACTGCGACGCCTGGCACCAACACATGGGACGCGGCCCTTGGCCGGTTTGCCGAAAGCTTACGCGCCGGTTGGACGCAGCGCCCGCAGATCACGGCCGTCGATCTGCTGCGCGCCGTTATCCAGCGCCCGGACCTCACTGCCGACCAGCGCGAACGCTTCGTGCAGGATGTGCTGGCCGGCCGCGATGAGATCATCCTGGCTGGCAGTAACTTCCAAACCATGGCCGAACTGCTGGCAGCATCACCATCAACCATCGCAGCAACCAGTGCCAGCGAGCAACAGGCTGAGCTGGTTGCGCTGCCGTTTGCTGTGCTGGATGCCCTGCGCTTCTACGCTAATGGCAGCCACTTTACCCTGTCAGACGAAACAGCTTGGGACACGGTATCGGGTGAGCCGCAGAACTTCTGGTGCGACGATGCTGGCACCGCTACCGTTGAGGATGGCAGCATCGCTAAGGCCGTTCTTCAAGGCAAGGCTTTCGACGTTGAAGAACCTGAGCCGGCCATCGAAGGCGAGGCATTTACGGCCCCTACGGTGAGTGCATCGCCCGCGCCGTTTCAGACGCGCGTCCAACCGTGGATGATGGAATGCTTCGGTGCCCAGATCGCAGCGGACCAGCAGGAACGCAATCACCGCTTCCTCGAAGAGGCATTGGAGCTGGTGCAGGCTTGCGGCGCCACGGCCAGCGAGGCGCACCAGCTTGTCGACTACATCTACGGCCGGCCCGTTGGCGACAAGCACCAGGAAGCTGGCGGCGTGATGGTCACGCTCGCAGCGCTATGCCTGGCGCAAGGACTGGACATGGATGCGGCCGGCGAAGCAGAGCTCGCCCGCATCTGGACGAAGGTCGAGCAGATCCGCGCGAAGCAAGCGGCCAAACCGAAACACTCGCCGCTGCCTGAGCACGTGCCGAGCGCAGCGCCTGCCGCGCTGACGGATGATCAACGCGAGAAGGTATCCGAAGCAGTGGCCGGCGCGCTGGGCAATGCCTATGACTGCATGCGTGTGTGGTCGGCGTGGGGCATGGGTACGATGGGGCGGGATGACTTTGCATTGGTCGCGGAAGATTCCGACCGCGTGGCGGAAATCGCCGACGCTGCAATCGGCGCCATCCTAGCCCAAGCCGCCCCGATAGCCAGCGCGCCAGAGTGCAGCACCTGCGGCGGCTTCGTTCATGTGCATGACGCGACCGGCGAGTATCGCGGCGAGTGCCAGCACTGCGCCGTGAGCGCATCACCTTCCCTGCCCGAGCGCGACACCAGCAAGCCGGCCGAGCAGCAGGGGCTGTTCCGCAAATTCGACGTGCGCCGCACCGATGGCTGCGACGCGCCCGGTGGCAAGCACCACGGCTGCCGGTATTTTGTGCTGGACCTCGACCATGATGCGCACGCGCCGGCCGCGCTCCGAGCCTACGCCGCAAGCTGTGCCGCCACGCACCCGCAGTTGTCCACCGACCTGGTACGTGAGTTCGGCACCCCACTCCCGACGCGGGCTCTCTCCAGTCTGGAACTGAAAACTGTCATGTGCTTCGATACGCCACCCTGCGCCGGCGTCGCCAAGCCGCTGAACGGCAAGGAGCAGGCATGATCGTCCGCGAATACAAGACGTTCGGCTTCTGCTGCGGCCTCGGCGGCGGCGCCAAGGGCTTCAAGAAGGCTGCCTCGCAGGTGGGCAACATGGTGGCCACATGGAAGTGCATCGGCGGCATCGATGTCGACCCGGCAGCAGCGCGCGACTTCGAGACACTGGTCGGCGTGCCGTGCACGGTCATGGATTTGTTCACCCGTCAGCAGTACACGGCGTTCCACGGTAACGAGCCGCCGGCTGGCTGGCGAGAGGCCACGCCCGCAGACATCCGCCGCGCAGCCGGCAACGAGCGGCCGAACTGCGTGTTCATCTCGTCGCCTTGCAAGGGCGCGTCTGGGCTCCTCTCCGAGACGCTGAGCCGCACGCCCAAGTACCAGGCGCTGAACGAGCTGACGCTGCGCTGCGTCTGGCTGATGTGCGAAGCCTGGAAGGACGACCCGGTCGAGCTGATCGTCTTCGAGAACGTGCCGCGGCTGGCTACGCGCGGCCGGCATCTGCTGGACCAGATCAACCAGATCCTGCGCCACTATGGCTATGCCGTGAACGAGACGACTCACGACTGCGGCGAACTGGGTGGACTGGCGCAGAGCCGCAAGCGCTTTCTGCTGGTGGCACGCCACATGGAGAAGGTACCCGCCTTCCTGTACGAGCCAGAGTTGCGTCGCCTGCAGGGCGTCGGTACCGTGCTCGGCCGCATGCCGCAACCTGGTGACGCCGCAGGCGGGCCGATGCATCGCGTGCCGTCGCTGCAGTGGAAGACTTGGGTCCGCTTGGCATTCGTCGAGGCTGGTAGCGACTGGCGCAGCTTGAACCGCCTAGAAGTCGTCGACGGTCACCTGCGGGATTACCTGATCATGCCGGAACGCCGAAACGGCGCGCTGGGCGTACTGGACTGGAACGAGCATGCTGGCGCGGTCGCTGGCGAGTCGCTGCCCAGCAATGGAACGTTCTCGATCGCCGACCCACGCGGGCCCGCCAACGCCGCGCAGTACCAGCAATACGGCGTGTTGCGCTGGAGCGAGTCCTCGGGAACGATCACCGCGGGCACGAACCCTGGCCAGGGCACGTTCAGCGTGGCCGACCCGCGCCACGCCGGCCCGACCAAGCATAACAACGAGTTCCGGATCGTGCCGTGGCACCTGGCCGCCGGCGCCGTCACCAGCGCGCACGGCACCGGTCAGTGTGTGCAGGACCCGCGCGCGTCGACGGGCTTCGAGGGCGCAGGCAAGTACCGGATCACCGGCTACGACGAGCCGGCCGGCACCGTCATCGCGCGCAGCGACACCGGCCAGGGCGCGTACGCGGTCGCTGACCCGCGCCCTGGCATGCGGCGCGAGCGCGGCGACCACTACCTGACTGGCGGGCATTACGGCGTTGTGGGCTGGGATCAGCCCAGTGGTGCGGTGTCGGCAGCTGCTGGCCACGACAACGGCCGGTGGTCGGTGGCTGACCCACGCCTGCCGGCGGCGAACGACAAGCTCGTGGCCATCATCCGCGCCCTCGACGGTACTTGGCACCGCCCGTTCACCACGCTGGAACTGGCCGCGATCCAGTCACTGATCGAGCCGGAGGAATACCTGGAGCTAGATGGATTGAGCGATCAGGCCTGGCGCGAGCGCATCGGCAACGCGGTACCGCCGGACGCGGCCCAGGCTATCGCCGAGGTGATGGGCACCACCCTACTTCTGGCGGAGACCGGCGAGACGTTCATGCTGTCGGCCACACCCGTGTGGGTTCGCCCGGTGGCGATCGCGTTGACCGTTTCGCAACAGACGGAGGCTGCAGCGTGACCGTAAGCCGGCCAGTACTGCGCTACCACGGCAGCAAGTTCCGGCTTGCTCCATGGGTCATGGGCTTCTTCCCGACTCACACTTGCTACGTTGAGCCGTTCGGCGGCGGCGCGGGAATCCTACTGCAAAAGGACCGCGTGCCGGCCGAGTGCTACAACGACCTGGACGGCCAGGTGGTCAACGTCTTCCGCGTCCTGCGCGATCAGGACAAGGCGCTCGAGCTGCAGCGCCGCGTCGCACTGACGCCATTCTCGCGCGATGAATTCGATTGGTCGTATGAGCCGGTCGTCGACGACATTGATAGCGCGCACAAGATGATCGTGCGCTCCTTCTTCGGCCATGGCAGCGACAGCGCAACTCGCGGCTGCCGCACCGGATTCAGGTCGAAGCTGACAGAGGGACGGGGCCTGCCGTCTGCCGAATGGATGCGCTGGCCGGATGCAGTGCCCTCCTTTACTCGGCGCTTGCAGGGAGTACTGCTCGAGAACCGTGATGCGCTCGAGGTGATCGTCCGCATGGACAACCCGAACACGCTGATCTATGCGGATCCGCCGTACGCACATAGCACGCGCTCGGCAATCCAGGGGCGGTCAGCCAAGACGCACGGGTACCGCCATGAGATGACCGATGACGACCATCGCCGTTTGGCCGCAGTACTTCACAGCTCGAGCGCGATGGTGGTCCTTTCCGGTTACCCCTCCGACCTCTACGACGATGAACTGTTTCCGCAGTGGGAGCGCCACGAGCGCCGCCACATGGCGGACGGCGGACGGGCGCGCACCGAAGTGGTTTGGATTAATCCCGCATGCTCTATCGCGCTCGAGCGTCAGCGTGCACAGATGGAACTGATCGCATGATGAACACGAACCGACTCAGCGCCGCCGAGGCGAGAGAGATCGCCGGCCCAACGCCGTCCGAGCGCGTCGACGCAGCCCTGGACCGGATCCGCGCGGCCGCTGAGAACAAGAAGCGCTCGGTGTCTCTGCACGAAGACTTCTGGGTCAACGGAGGCTATGGCAGCGACCGTAGCACCCTGCTGGCCAAGCAGTACGACGAGGCCGTGAAGCAGCTAAAGGAGCTCGGCTACAAGGTTCGGTTCTTCTACGAGGAGCGGCAGTTCGTGGATATGTACACCGTCGTGGAGTGGTAACCGACCATGGTCCCCGCACAGTCACTCGCCTTCGGCATCCGGGATCTCGTCCTCAAAGAGGTCCGGGTAGTCTTCGCGCCGGGCCTCGCCTCTCGCAACCATCTGCCGCACGTAGTCTTCGGCTTCCTCCCATTCCTCATCAAGAGTGGGCATCCCATTCGCCTTTTGGAGCGCGTTGTAAGTCTCGATCCTGGCGCCCAGTTCAGCCGCCATCCCGGCGATTTGAAGGGCCGCCCCTGTGCCCAGCTCTTCCTCGAGCTTCTTGTCGAAAAACTTGGTCATGGGTGCCATATCGGCAACCAATCCGAATACCTGAGCGTGAACCAATGAATAAGCGTTCCATCCTCACTAGCCCCTTGCCGACCAAGGCGCTGTCCATCCGCCAGCCGTGGGCCTGGCTAATTGTCCAAGGGTTCAAGGACATTGAAAACCGCACTTGGTCGACCAAACATCGCGGCCCTACGCTGATCCACGCCAGCAAGGGCATAACGCGGCAGGAGTACGAGGACGTGGCGGACTTCGTGCGCAACCTGAACCGCGCAGACTTTCTGACCGGCAATGAAGCCGCTCCTATCGTGCTGCCTGCTTTAGAGGAGCTGCAGCGCGGAGGCATCGTTGGCGTCGCCACCATCACCGACTGCGTACCCTCTTGGGCGGCCCGCGTGTCGCAATGGCATATGGAAGGTCAGTTCGGCTTTCAGATCACTGATGCCAAGGCGCTCCCCTTCGTGCCGTGCAAGGGCGCACTCGGCTTCTTCGACGTACCAGCCGATGTGCTGGCTGCACTCCGGGAGCACGCGTGACGAACTACCCCTTGACCTGGCCCGCCGGCTGGCCGCGCAAAACCGACGCCCAGCGCGCGGACGCCCGCTTCGGTCGCAAGGACCGTCGCACGGTCAACTACACGAACGGCGCCAGCTCGTCGTACACCACCACCAAGGCGCTCACCGTGTCCGACGGCGTGAACCGCGTGCTCGACGAGTTAGCACGCCTCGGGGCGCGGCCGGCCTTCACCGTCATCAGCACGAACGTGGTGACCCGCCTGGACGGGCTGCCGCGCTCGGGGCAGCGCGAGCCCGCCGACCCGGGCGCCGCGGTCTACTGGCAGGACCGCACCGGCGCCCCGCGCGTGATGGCCATCGACCAGTACCGAGCGGTAGCTGACAACCTGGCCGCAATCGCTGCCACGCTGGAGGCGCTGCGCGCGATCGAGCGCCACGGCGGGGCGCAGATCCTCGACCGGGCCTTTACCGGCTTCACCGCCCTCCCGTCGCCCGCGGCGGCGCGCACCTGGCGCGAGGTGATCGGCGTCGGGCCGGCCGAACGTGACCTCACCGCTGTGCGTGCCGCGTATCGACGCCGCGCACAGGCCGCGCACCCGGACCGGCCCGGCGGCTCGCACGACGAGATGGCACAACTCACCGCCGCCATGCGGCAGGCCGAGGAGGAGTTGTCATGAGCGAATTCATGGTCGTGGCCGTCTGCCACACGACCCGCGACCACAGCTACATCACGTTCTGGCGGCCTGATGACCGCGGCTACACGCCGGTGGTGCCGCGCGCGGGCCGGTACAGCGGCGAGCAGATTGCCCAGCACCTCGCCTACTACAACACCGGCTATCACGTGGCGGTGCCTGTCGCGTTGATCGAGCGGCTGGGTACCGAGCCGCCCGTCGGCTTCTTCGACTATGGAGGCCCGGCCGTGCTCAACACGCGCGCCAACTGGAAGCTGATTCTGGCCGCGGCGCCATGGGCGACGAAGTATCCGCCCGAGCCTGAGCCGTTCCGCGGCCGTTTATCCCAAATTATTCCGAAACGCTAATTCAGGAGAAAGCCATGGAAGGCACACCTACCATCCTGTTGTCCACCGGCCGCTACTTCGACTTCACCAACCCGGGGCCGCTGACAGCTGAAGAAGTCGCCCATGCCCTGTCGAAGCTGTGCCGCTTCACCGGCCACTGCCGAGAGTTCTATAGCGTAGCGCAGCACAGCGTCGTGGTATCCCGCCTGGTACCGAAACATCTGCGTAAGCAGGCGCTCTTCCACGATGCGGTGGAGAGCGTTGTCGGCGACATGGTGAGCCCGCTGAAGCGCCTGTTTCCCGAGTACAAGGCGCTGGAAAAACGCTGCGAGGCAGCAATCCTAGCCGGTTTTGACCTTCCCTCAGAGCTTGATCCAGCCGTGAAGTATGCGGACCGCGTAGCACTCCGCACCGAGCAGCGAGACCTGATGAATAAGGACGGGGGGCTCTGGACCTCTCTGGACGGCATTGAACCGGTCCGAATGCGAATTTTTCCGCTACCGCCAGCAGCGGCCGAGATCATGTTCCTTGACACATACCGCGACCTGCTGCGGGCGCCTATTGTGCAAATCCATGGAGGCGCCCTTCAATGAAACGACTCGTTGAAACCACCCTCGACAGTGAGGCCGGCTGCATTCTCTCTGACTGCGAACAGTACCGGTACCGCCTCTGGCGCGCCTGGGACGCCAGCCGTCCGGCGCTGGGCTTCATCATGCTCAATCCGTCGACGGCCGACCACCAGGTCAACGATCCGACCATCACTAGGTGCATGCAGCGCGCCCTGGCCGGCAGGTACGGCCGACTGGAGGTGGTGAACCTATTCCCGTTGCGCTCCACTGAGCCGGACGGACTGCTGACCCATCCTGCACCGCTCGGAGATCGGCCAGACCCCAACGACGGCGCCATCATGGACGCGATCGACCAATGCTCCATGGTGATCTGCGCATGGGGCGCGCACAAGGCGGCGCCGGCGCGCGCGGCGGAAGTGCTGCGAATCGTCCGCATGTGCGGCCGTGGAAACCGGCTCTATCACCTCGGGCTGAATCAGGACGGTAGCCCGAAACATCCGCTCTACATCGCGGCCATAGTCCGGCCGCAGCCTTTCACAGCATGA